ATGCCAGACCATCCAGACTTCTTAACCATCTCAACTAGTTCTTCGTCAGTCATTTCGCATCCTCCCAAATCCATCCCAACAATTCAGTTGTGTTTTTGATTTGTTCATCAGTTGGCTTTTGAAACATAGCAAATTTTGTTGTAGGCCCACCACCATACAAACACCAATAACCAACTGGTTCAGGAGGTTTGTAAAAAGTAATTTTAGTTTCTGTGTTAGTCATTCTTGTCCCCTTGCTCGGATTAGTTCTGCTATTGCTTTAGGACTGCCTTGCCACGGTTCTTCTGCAATCTTTGCACATTCCTCACGTTCACGCTCTGCTACCATTCTGGCAAATACAATCAGTGAAAAAAGACCATTGAAGCCAGCCTTACTAGACATCTCTATGATTTCGTCATCAGTCATTCTTGCACCCATTCTTTTTTGTCAATCCATGCGTCTAACATGGCATGAAGATTAGATCTATTTCTTTCCCCAACTGTTTGACCATTGCCTGTTTTTACTTTATCTGTAAACAATGATCCAAACCCAGTTTCAGTTGAAAATTGAATTTGATTGTCTGAGGTTTTAACAACAACAAAAGCAGTTTTTGCTATTGATCCAAAGCCATTCATTAAAACTATTTCTTTAGTCATTCTTTTCCCCTTGCTCGAATGTTTTCAGCAATAATCTCAGAGTAATTGCGTTCCAACCCATTAGCGTATTCTTCTGCCAAACTTGCACAAGCCTCACGCTCATGTTCTGCTACCAGTTTGGCAAAGGCTATGAAATTGTCACGTTCTTCTTTTTTAATAACGCCACCAAATGCTTGGCAAGCCATCTCTATGATTTCATCTTTAGTCATATGGTGCGCTCCTTTTGGTGTTCCTATGCCTACATCCCCAGTTACTGGGTCTACTCTTAACCTAGTGTCTAGCTCACCATTTTCTTTATATGTTGGAAATGGATTCATGTTTTTTTCCCTTTAATTTTCTAAGTTGATATTCTTTATACGCTTCATACACCAATTCATTTTTCTCATTTTTTCGCTCAAAGTACCAAAGTGATGCAATTTTTCTCACAACATCTGTCGGTACATCACGCCATACATACCATCGCCCTCTAACAGAACGCCAAACTGCTTTAATAACATATAACCAAAATCTCATGTGTTTTTCTCCTTCAGCTTGGCTTCAATTGCCATACCCACATCAAAAATGTTTACGCTTCCTCTAACACCGCCTTTCGGGTCAACAACTTTAAGATTGCAACATTCCTCAAAACACTCATGAATTTCATCTTCAGTCAGTCCTACCCATGTGCGTTGTGGTGTGGTGTAGAGAGGTCTGCAAGATTCATCTGTCTTTACACAAATCATGTAGCCTTTACTGTCTATCCATCCCACAGGCTCATCTTTTGTTTCTAGTGCTCTGTTGGTCATTTCCAAAGCGTTCTTCAAACGATGCAATTCAATCTCTATTTCTTTGAGTTTGTTGATTGCTTCAAATGTTTTTTCGTGATTCATCTTTTTCCCCTTCTTTCATTGCTCCCAACATATGGTTTAAAGCGTATAGTCTCTTTGTAATTTCTATCTGTTGTTGGTGCAAACGAGTTGACACTTCACCTAACGCTTTGTTCGCACCATACAACTCAATGATTTCTTCTTTAATTTCTTCTTTGGTTTTCATTCTTGTCCCCTTCCATCAGGATGTTCGTTAAATTCATGTACAGCTTGGTGATGCAACATTGGCGCATTGCGTTTTAAATAACGCATTGCTGATCTTTTCCAATGTGGTTGATTGATGCAACTTTTAAAAATAATATGGTTTGCTTCTTCAACTGCTTTTTCTGCTACCAGTTTGGAAAATTTCTCAAGATACTCAAGCCCAATGATTGGCATCCAGTTCACATCAGTTGCCAAATGAAGACCTGACTTGTGCGCCATCTCAATGATTTCTTCTTTAGTCATGCTGGTATCCTCACATCAGTTGGGCGTTTCTTGCCACTTAGAATCTCTTGTAAGCGCATTTCCGTCTTACGGTGGCAGTGGATCATGGTTCGCTCATCTAAGTTCTCTATCATCGTCTGATAGTCGTCAATGATTCCACGTATAACTTTCATTTCGTTGCCAGAGAATCTCATCACCTTCTTGTCTTTGTATCTTTGCGCAGAACTCGCCATGGCATCTATCGCATCTTTGATCAAGCCATCTTCATCTTTCGCAAACCCCATCTCGACTAACATCTCCATCATGTTGATCGCCTGAGAAATGATCTTCCAATCATCAGTCGTTGGATTCTCCGCGCGTTCAATCGACGCCAAGGAAGTCCTAATGATCATCATCTGATAGTCACGCCTTTGAGCCTTCATCGGATGGTCAGGGCTCGCCATCATTGCATCCATCACCGAGTACGTTAACCTGTATTTCATCTTTACTCCTTACCCCACAACGTCGTGGTCTGACTAGTCTAACACAAAGTTTGATTTCAAAGTCAAAAAAATTTCAGCCAAAGCTACACAAGGTGAACGGATGAAGTTCACAATCTCCACCTTAATGGTCAGTGACTCAAAAAGGCCAAGTGCGCATGACGAGCAGTTCATCGGGATACACGCTAACGCCGTCACAATCGTGTATGCCTGTGTGAGTCCCCTTACTAAGGCTCACACCCACTAGTTAGTCGTTCTAGTAGGATACGCTTTCCTTCCGCGCCACCACGACTGGGGTGCTTGCTATCGTGCGGAGTACGGCTGGATTAAGACGAAAAAAAACCGTTAGGTCAAGCCCCGAGTGAGACGGGCAACCCCTTTCGAGGGAGCCAACCCCTAACGGGGCCGGAGCTTGAACTAACGGTTCTTTTGTTGGCGTCTCACTTCCAACAAGTTAAATGAATTATACCCATCAAGCACCAACGCTTGTCAACACCTTTCTACGTAATTGCATAATTTTTCCAACAACAGCAAACAATCCACTCTTAACGTGTAGATCATTGGCATCAAATCCAACAGTATCTGCCATCGTCCAAGGGAGTCCTGTTTGCTCCGCAGACTTCTCGCCTGTCTTGCTCTCATCGTTGTCAGCAAAGACAAAACGTTGCCCCTTGATCTGATCGGCAACCTGAACCAGATTGGATGCCGAAAAGCAAACCACCACAGACGCATCAGAACCGATGCTACGAAGCGCATGGTACACGGACAAGCCTGTGGCATATCCTTCGACCAACCACGTCTCTGACGCTGTTTTAGAGCCTAGTCGGTGGACTGCATTCTTAGCCCTCATGCCTAAAAGCATTTTCTTCTCGTACTTCCTCTCCTCCATGTTCCACCAGATTGACTGATAGCCTTGGAGTTTATTCGTGACCACGTTCCTCATGGGGATTAAAAGACGATCTTCAGAGACTAAGCCTAGCTCTTCTGGAAAGCCTTTGATTACGAGGTAACCATGCTCTTTGAGGTCAGCCCTTTTTAGAATGATGTCAGCCTTTTCAGACGCCAACTCATAGGCTCGATCCTTCTCTGAATTCGCCACTTGGCGTTTTAAAGCCCATTGGCGCTTTTCTTGATCTGTCCATGGTTTGGCATGGGGATCCTCGTACCAGATCGTCCTAGCCTCTCCTGACCAGTCAAAGACCCATCCGCGCTGACCGTCCCAGAAGTAAGCACCGTTGCCACTCTTAGGCTTATCCACGGTACCGCAGCGTTTGATCTTGTCGGAAGGGTATAAACGGGATGGATCGACCTCCACCCCATGGGCTCGTGCAAAGTCTATGAAGCTCATTTTTGCATCCCCTTACGCCAGGCCATGTTCAATTGTGTGATTTTGTTCACAACATTTCTAGATATCTCAACCTGTGGTGCTGAGGAAAATTGCCACATAGGATCTTGACCAGTGATCTTTTTGTACAAGTGATATGCCCTACCCTTTTGGGTCTCAGGCTTACTATGGAACTTGGCATAGGTTACCACTTGATGCCACAAGTGCTGAGCGTTGTCCGCGAGCTTTTTCTTATTCTTCCCCTCACCGATAAAGATCTCTTGCATGTGACCTGGCAACGTTTCCGTGATTGCTTGGCTGATCTTCTCGTACCCACAGCCCATACAACGCTTGGCAAAGGGTTTATATCCACACCGAGGGCAACCCTTCAACTCGTAGTCTTCGTCCTTTCTGATCTTCTTGTCAAGCTTCTCGCCATCGTCTAAGGCGTCAAGACCGTTGAAGTAAATATCCGAATAGTCCTCAGCAAAGCGGATGATGTTGCCACTGAAGTCTAAGAGGTAACAGTCCTCCTTGTTGGGTGCCGACCTCAGCCCACGCCCCCACATCTGGATTGCGGTGGACAATGACTTCCTCAATGGTCGTGCATCACACACACAGCCTACGTCGGGCACGTCAAATCCCTTGGCTAAGGCTTCCACGCTGATCAAAATCTTGAGAACACTATCATTCTTTCTATACTCATCCAAGAGCATCTTGCGCTCAGCCTTAGTGGTCTCAGAGGTAAAGACAGCAGCCATCACGCCTTGGTCAATGAACTGCTTAGCCAACTCTTTACAGTGAGCAATCGTAGCCCCAAAGACAATCGTCTTCCGATTCTCAGCAAAACGCCTCCATTCGGTGACCACGTCCCCCACGATCTTCATGCCACGTTCTTCGGCCGCCTTGTCTGTCCACTCCCCACCAGCGGTCTCAGCGCCCTTCATATCGGGCTTGGTGCAAGAAAATATCCTCATGGGTACCAACACCCCTGACACCGTCAAATCGTGCATTGTGGTGGCGTTAATGAGGTTTGAGAAGATCTTTCCCATCCCAGTAGAGAATGGAGTTGCTGACAGACCAATGACCGCAGCCCCCGTTTGCACCGCATAGTCAGTCCACGCCTTGTACATGGTATGGCAGTTGTGAACTAGCACGCCATTTGCAAAATATGATGGATGGCCTGAGACCCGTAGGTTGTAAACAAGTTCATCGCTTCCTCGTTCTTCAACCTCAACACTTTCCACCCAAGGCTGCGAAGCAAAGAATCCTTTTTTCTGTCCTGTGACTGGCGCTTCAAGGAGCCATGACTCTGGCCATCCAACTCGATTGCAATCATCAGTTCCTTGTTCGCCACATCCACTTTGTAATGATGCGGATAACCCTGCTTCGAGGACTTCATAGTGCAAATAACGACCTCCGTAAGCCACTGGGAGCCTAACGCTTGTACCGCCATGCTTTGTGGTCTTGTTAGACCAGTACCATTGCCTCCACGTACCTTTGGCCCATGCTTTATTGCCTTCAATGTTTTCTGCATCTTCAGGCGCGATTCTTCGGAGTGCATCGGGTTCTTCAACTTCTTCGCACAAGATTTCCCACAGCATTTCTGTTGACTGAAGTTCGATTCTAGTTGCGGCATTGGTTTCCCGTTGTAGCCTTTCACCATTTTTGGTGTGAAGGATTTTGTACAAACCGCACACGTCTTGAAAGCGAAATAACCTCGTACCGACTTCCAAGAAGCCAGCGGGTCGCCATCCCACGTTGGTAAATATTGGATGGTCTGGCGTGCATTCAAACTTTGTTCCATCGGACAACCTCACAGTGCAAATTGATGATGCTGGCTTGGAAAAAATGGAATCAATTCGGCCAACGCCCATTGCATTATATATGAGTCCACCACTATGCAGTGTGCGTATCTCTTTTGGCCCGTAAGGGGTTGAAATCAATGTGTCGCCGGGGAAGCACTCATCCACCACGAGGACATCCATCTTTGGCCAGAACTGACGCTTGGCGATGGTCTGAACTGAAGCGATCTGTAGGAGTTGATCTGGATCACGCCTCCAATGGTTGGCTTGGATAATGCCATGATCTTTGAGGCCATATTTCTCAGCCACATCGGAGGTTTGATCAATCAGGGTAGTTCGATCACAAAGGAAGACTGCACGTTTCCCCTTTTGCATGGCTTCGTTGCAGATGCGCATGCCGAGGTAGGTCTTCCCAGCCCCCGTAGGAGCCATGATCACTTGGTTCTTGTGGCCATTCTTAAACCCTTGGCGAAGTGCTTCATGGGCTTGAGTTTGGAAGGGTCTTGGTGGTGGGAAGGTTGTTCCATCATCACTCTCACTTGGAGCTAGGACTTGGTTCATTATCTATTCCATTCATGTAAGTGGTAGTCTTTCATACCACGTTTAAAAGTTAATTGTGTTCGTGTTCCGTTTTTTTCTTCAAGATCAACCATAATAATGTTCCACGTTAAGCCTTTAATCATTCTTAAAGCAACAATAAACGTGCATTTAAATAAAAAAAGAATTGCACCAATTTTGTTCATTTTTTGGCTTTCTTGAGTTTGTCTAATTCACGTTGGGCTTTCTGTAACAACTCCACAGCTTTGTTCTTTTCTCTCATCAAAGCATTGACTCGGCTCTGTAAGCTTGCATTGTCATCGCTTAACCTCTTGACTTCAGCGTGTAGGGTAGCAATCACATCATCAGATTCTAGAATCTTATTCATGACCTCCATGTCGCGCTGAATCATCAATTGATTCGCCTCAAGCTCCTCCGCAGAGGGCGCAAAGTCTTGAGTCATGGATGGTTTTTCCACATAAGTGGAGTTGTTGCCAGTCTCAACAGGAGTGGAGTTGTTGCCACTTTCCTTGTGTTTTTTCTGGTTTTCTGCTTGGCGTTCTTTGACCTTGGGATTTCTCATAGACGCCACAAAGGTGTGGCTTACCTTACAGAGTTTTGCTATTTCACGGTCAGACTTGTCCTTATGGCGTTCCATGGACAGAGCAGACTCCACTTGATTGCGCTTGGTCTTTGGACTGCGACGCAAGCCATGTTCAGCGTTGTCCCCCAAAGCCCAGTCTTGGGCATCCTCTTGAGTACCAGGCTTATAGTTGATCTCCACTTGTTTCAGCCCTAAAGCTTGCATGGCAAAGTATCGGTGAAACCCACGAGCCAACCAATAAGTTGAACCATCAAATGTGCAGTCTATCAGAGGAAAAACGTCTCCACCGAGCATGTCTTCTTTGTACTCTTTGACCAAGTCTTGATCAATTGCTTCACGGAATTGTGTGCCTCCATCAATCCGTATGTCTTTCAAATTTACCATTCTTATTGCCATATTGTTCTCCAAAGTTATAAAAGAAAGCCCATTTGTTGGGCAAAGTCTATGGGGTGTTTTGCACTTTTTTTGCGATTGCATGTTGGGCAAAGTAATTGCAAATTTGTTTTATCATTTGTTCCTTGACGCGCTAATGGCATGATGTGATCTACATGATGTTTTTGTTTTTTAATGTCTACCTGACACATGGCACAAAGACCACGTTGCGCAATAAACAAAAATTGAATGTCTTCTTTGTTATAAGAACCACTTGCATTACGTTTTAATGCTCTATAACGGTGTCTTGCAACAGAAATAATTTCAGGATTTTCTTTTCTATATATTTGTTTTTTTTCTTTAATTTTTTCTGAATTTTTTTTATAATATTTTGCATCTCTCTCTTTAATTTTTTCAGGATTTTCAGCACGCCATTTTTTGCTCCAAGCATTAAATCTTGAAATATCTTTTTCTTTATATATTTGTTTTTTTTCTGGATTTTTTTCAATCCATTTTTTGTTATAAATAATTTGGCATTTTTTGCATTGATAGCAATAACCATCAAGAGTTCTTTTATTTATATAGAACTCTTCAAAAGGCTTTGATGCCTTGCATGTAGAACAAATTTTCATGTAAACCTCGCAACACCTCCAGAAAGAAACAACGGCAGGCGGGAGGTACGCTTTTCAGTTAGGGGATCAATCCCAACTTATCCGTGTTCTACAATACTATATCATTTTTTAGAGATACAAGTCTGGTCGCATGTCTTTGCGTGTGACCAAGCCTTGTGTCGCCTTCTCAATCGCTATTGCAAGCTTAGGAGATGCCTTCCTCACCCCACTAAGTATTTGCCCAAGCCATGTAGGGGAGATGCCCAAATACTCAGCCATCTCAGCTTTAGCCCCCCTTGGCTCGTCTTTAAAATATTCCTCCAATGTCATTCTTTATTCCTTTTGTTATGACACCAACAAGAGTGAAGACTGATTGCAGTTGCGACCTGCGTGGAGTATCGGGATGAAAGCGTTAACTACAATTTACTGGCCAGACACTGCAGTTCAGAGCGCCCTTGACCGACTTCATGCCCACTCAGCCCCCACACTTCTTGGTGTTATTTTTATTGTAATCTAATAATTTGTTGTTGTCTAATCTAATTTCGTGTTATAGTTCGTCTGCGTTCGATTTGAACGTGTTATCTCGTTATTGGAGAATGTTATGGCTTTTTACGTTGAAGAATCTGGTGGAGCATTTGAATCATGTCCACCTGGTATGCACCTCGCACGGTGCTACCGAATCGTTGATCTAGGCACTCAGAAGTCTGAGTACATGGGTCAAGTCAAGTTCCTACACAAGATCATGCTTGGATGGGAAATCCACACCACCAAAGAGGATGGCACAACGCTCAAAATGCGTGATGGTCGTCCCTTTGCAATGTTCAAGAACTACACCCTATCGTGGAGCGAGAAAGCCAATCTAAGGCTTGATCTACAGTCATGGAGGGGTAAGCCATTCACCCAAGAGGAAATGCGTCGCTTTGACTTGGAAACAGTCCTTGGCGCTTGGTGCTTGCTGAACGTGATTGAGCGACCAGGCAAGGACGGCAAAACCTACGTCAACATTGACACCGTGACGCCAGTCCCATCCATGATGAAGAAGGCAGGTCTTCCTGAAGGCGTCAATAAGATCGAGATGTTCAACCTCGACAACCCCAACTGGGATATGTTTGAGACATTCAGCGACAACTTGAAGCAAAAAATCATTGCTTCCCCTGAGTTCAATAAAGCCAAGGGTGGCAACAACTCCACTTCATCTGTTGCAAGTATTGATGAAGATGTGGACTCGGATATTCCGTTTTAGAACTAAAGGATTAAATTAGGAGAGCAAAATGGATGAAAATAAATCATTAATCAGAATAATACTTGCGTTTATTTGCCTTGGAATTGTGTTTGTGCCGTCGTGCATGTTAGTCATGCCACAGTACAAAATCTATGAACAACGCAATGAAGGTGAGGCCGAGTTAGCCAGAGCCAACTACTCTAAGCAGACCGCCATCCAAGAGGCTCACGCCAAGATGGAATCAGCCAAGCTCCTTGCTGACGCTGAGGTGATCCGCGCTGAAGGTGTAGCCAAGGCCAACAAAATCATCGGTGACTCACTCAACAACAATGAGGCGTATTTGCGCTATTTGTACATTAACAATTTGGAGCACTCACAAAACCAAATCATCTATGTGCCCACAGAAGCTAACCTTCCTATTTTGGAGAGAAGAAAATGAAAGCATTTCCATATAACGACAAGACATTGAGTTTTCAACAAGGCATGGACTTGAGAGACTGGTTCGCTGGTCTTGCCATGCAATCAATGAATAGTCGTCCTGACTACGAAGATGCACCAATTGATGCTATTGCATTAGATGCATACGCATTAGCAGATGAAATGATGAAAGCGAGGAAACTATGACAACAATTATTGCAAGAGCTTCTGAAGGAACGCATTGGTACCGTGCAGAGGATGGAGCACCACAGTACACAGTTAAGGCAAAGAACGGCTCAGACCGCCCTACAACGCTTGGAGACGCTCGCAAGATGAACTTGGTGCCTTCGGTATCAACCATCTTGAAAGTCATCGCTAAGCCCGGTCTAGAGGTCTGGAAGAACGAGCAGATGCTGTTGGCAGCGCTCACCCTCCCACGAGTCCAAGGCGAGACCGAGCAAGCCTTCATTGCTCGCATCGTTGCCGACTCCAAAGAAACGGGAAAACGCGCAGCCGAACGGGGAACCCGTGTCCACGAATCCATTGAGAAGTGGTACGGTGGACGCAAGGATGTCGAGCACATTGACATCGCCAAGGCATTCGAGGAAAAGGTATTCGAGCACTTCGGTACTCACCCCTTCCAAGAATGGCTCACAGAGCGTTCTTTCTCCAACAACATGGGGTACGGTGGTAAGGTGGATTTGCATTGCATGCCAGACGAAACAGCCCCCTTGGGGATCGTTTTAGATGCGAAGACCAAGGAGTTTGGTGAGGACGACAAGATCGAGGGCTATGACGAACAGTGTATGCAACTCGCAGCCTACCGCTACGGACTCGGCATCCCCCATGCTCGCTGTGCGAATGTGTTTGCATCGGTTAGTTACCCTGGCCTCATTCGAATTGTCGAATGGTCAGAAGCCGACCTCAAACGTGGGTGGGAGATGTTCCAAACCCTTTTGCACTACTGGAAAATCAAAAATTCTTTTGGAGTTTAATATGGAGTTAAATGCTAAACAGGTCGGAGACGCCTTCAGAACGGTCATGCTTGAGGAGAATCATAACTTCCTAGAGGATGACCTCGTCTTGATGGCAAACGCGTTTGTACGCTTTGCTGAGCCCTTCATCAGGACTGATGAGCTAGAGAAGTGCGTGGAGATTGCAAGTGGTCTCAACACATTGGTGGGTCAGCGCTTAAAGCAAGTGCGCTACTACGAACTCAACGAGAAGTAAAAAAATCCCCCAGATGATGAGTCTGGGGGAAAATGGCTTCTGCAAAGAAGAGGTAAAAATGGTACTTGCGATATTTATTGTTTTAGCTTTATTACATTCATCAGTTTTTTGGCTTGTGTTTTTTATTATGAATGATCATTGAAGATTTCCCATAGGATCATATTGGTTAGTGTCTAACTTGTAATCTTCTGGATTTTTTTGTAGATGTCTAATTCGTTCACCAGCAGCGTTATACAGTTGAGAAGCACCAACTATTGGCAAAGCAAGTGGCGATGTAATTGCACCTGCAATACCGCCAAGACCAGAAGATATGGCTTCATCTGTTAGTCCTTGATGAAATTTATTGTATGCATCAACACCACCCGCACCTAGTGATGCTCCTCCAATTAAACCTCTAACAGGATAAGAAATAAGTTTTTTAGCATATTCATACAAAGGAGACACTGACTTTGCTTGTTCGGCCAACTTTGCTGCAGTTGCTGCTTCTTCTGCCTTTTGTGTTTCAGCCAAAAGATCGGCCGTTTCTTTAGCATTTTTTCTGTCAATCATGCGTTGAAAAAGATCAGGACTTTCTCCTGGTTTTCTGACTCCATACATTTTTGAAAGTCGACTTGTAATTTTTCCTTGACCTGCTCTTCTCTTGTATGCAGAAGCAACATCTTCTACTGTACCTTCTCCAACACCATAGCCAGTTTTAGCGCCCCACTTACCTCCTGGAGTTTCTCCAGTTAGTTCTGCGCTTTGAACAGGTTCACTAACAATAGGTTGAGTGGGCGCAATTACCTGAGCTTGTGGCTTATCAATTATCCCAGCCATTTGTAGGCCTTTTTTTGCCAAGTCATATTTGGCTTTAGCAATAGAAGCAACTGATCCAGCAGAGGCACCCAATGATGCACCAATTGCACCACCAACAATAGGAGAAACTGTTTGTGATGGTGCTGATTTAACTGTTTCTACAGATTTAACTGTTTCTGATGGAATTGTTTCTTTTGATTCTGACTGTGTTTCTGTGGTTTTGGGCTCAACAATGTTAGGTGTTCCACTTTCAAATTGTGCAATAGCATCAGCTAATTTTTCATGTGATTCTTTAGGAAAAGGCTCATCACTACTTTTAAGACCTAAATGATTCATTAAGTGAATTTTGTATCTGTCTCTAACATCATCAGGGTTGTCACCTTCAGGTGCATATTTATCTAAAAAAGAATCTGGCGTATTTAAACCATTTTGTATTTTGTGTTGTATGTCATTAATTAGCGCAGTTCTGCCAGCTTCGGGAGTTTCAAAGATAGCAAAACCTTTGTCACCAATACCAATTTGTCCTTCATAAGTTACGCCTTTGGGTGGGCGTAAGTTTCCAGGATTGTTATAGTCTTGTGCAATAGTTGCCATGTTAATCCCTTACAATTCTTTTTCCTTCTCTGTGAAATCCAAGTGGCAAACCATCATTAGATGAACGCGCACTTGATTTAGTAGAAGGTGTGGATGGCTGTGGTGGGCTATACCAGGGTGGTGTAGATTTTGTAGGATCATTTTTAGCAATTTCTGCATGTTGATCCGCATATTTTTTTTCTAAAGAAAGATATTGTGGATCAAGACGTAATTGACGTGCAGGTATACCAGCATTAATCATGTAACCATGTCGTTCTTGGGCATGCTTTTCAGAGTGCCCCATTAAATCAACTAAAGTTACCAATGCTTTTTGAGAATTGCCAATATTAGGAGATGCCATTGTTTGCATTGATGAAAATGCGTCAGTAGGATTCAATGATGAACCACGCATACTAATTTGATTTTCATTCAACATTTTTACAAGTTTTTGGAAATTATCTCTAGCTTCTGGACTCATACCTGATTGACGTGCATAAGTATCAATGTTTGCTAATAAATCTCCAAACTTTCCATCTGCTGCAGCGCGAGCAATAACTTCAATTGGATTGTTTCCACCAAAATAATTTAACAAACCTGCCATTTGCTCTTGGCCACTAACAACTTTCCCATTTGGATCTTTGATACTAGGTACACCTAAACCAAGTGCGGTTTCACGAATGTTTCTTAAAAGTGGCAAACGATCATAAGCAGATTTTGCTTGCTCTCGTGATTTTTCTTCTTCCGTGAGTCCTATTTCACGTTGTGTATCTGCATACTTGCGCACAGCTTCTTGTTTATCATAAGGGCTCATACCAACCCATGTTTGATCTTCAATTTGAGGTGGCTTGCTATCATTGATAATTTTTTCAGCTGCTTTTCGATCTTCTAATTTTACATCTGGTGCATAAATTGTGGCTAAGGCAGCCATACGTGGATCTTTTCCAGATGATTCCAATGCTTTGACTTGTGTACTTAATTCTGTTGATTTTGTGCCAGCTTGTGTACTAGCAACTTGTGCCGATTGCAAAAGCGCTTTAGCTTGTGGTGACTCAGGCGCAAGCCTTACAATTTTTGCAGTTGATTGCGAATTAACTCCTTCTTTTTGCAAAATTTCATCCGCAACTTTGCTTTGTGTTAATGCTAAGTTTTGTTGAGCCAACTGTGATCTCATGTTAGCAATAGTAGGTTGTATGGCACGTTGTTGCTCAACATTCTCTCCAAGCGCCTCTGAAGCAGATCCAAGAGAAGCCATGAAACCACCTAATTGTGGTTTAGCAAACCCTGCTGCTATCTTCCACCAATTTGGTTGTGCATAACGTTCTTCAAGAGATTTTATTAATTGTTCTCTTGATGCATTAACATCTTCGTAAGTTTTAGCTATGCGTGGGTCTTCAAATCCTGCTGGATTAATTTTAGATTGATCAGGTGCTTGAACATCGTACATCAAAGGTGTTTTTTCAGCCATGATTTATTCCTTATGCAAGAGGATTACCTTCAGAGTCAACTAATTGACCAGTGCTTGTAGTAAACATGTTATCTCCAACTTGCTTCCAACCACTTGTATCAACATTAGATGCACCCAATGGATTTCCATCAAATGGAGTTCCTCCAGACGGTGTCCCATTGATTAAATCGCTCAAATTAGACTTGCCTGTTAATTGAGTGAATAAGCTTTGACCACCACTAGAAGGTGTTTGCATTAATCCTGCTAAACCAGATCCAACTGTAGCCAATCCAGACAATGGAGAACCTTGTGCAATTGTAGTAGTGCTTGTAGGCACGTTGTATCCACGAAGTAAACCTGACAAGGTAGACAAGTTTGTCAATGGAAACAACTGTTGATTCTGAGCGATGGTCTGTTGTTGGCCACCAAGAGTAGACAATGCATTGACATCACCCAACCCAAGAGCTTGATTTTGAGCTGCGAGCGCTGACTGTTGAGCACCAAGATTTGTGAGGTTTTGTTGACCTGCAGAGGCCGCATTCGCAGCCGTGCTTCCCAACTGTCCTTGCAATTGATTCTGTTGCTCAGCAGTCGTCAAGGCGGTGTTGTAGCCAGTGTTCATCAACTGACCAATTTGTGTGTTCAAATCATTCAGTGCATTTGCGTTAACTTGACCCAATACTTGAGCACCACGTTGTGAACCATACTGACCTGTTCCCACGCCTGCAGCGGTCGCGTTCGGATCAAGGTTCTGTTGAATGTTCCTCATGCCTATGTTGCTCAATTGATTAGCAACTGAAGAGGCAAAAGGATTCATGTTCGCAGCGGCTTCTTGCGCTGGGTTCGCACCCGCCGCAGTTAGATAAGGATTAGCCGATGCCAACGGAGATGTTGAAGTACCTGCACTCGTAAGAGTAGTGCCAGCCGCCTGAAGGGTAGGCTGATAAGCACTCGCTGCGCCACTAACATCTTTAAAGGCTTGATTTTGTAAGTCAGTAGGGCCAACAAACTGAGCGCCAGTTGTGGGATTTACCGCTGCAGCGCCCTGAGAGGCAATATTGCTCAGATAGTTTGTGTAGTAATCTGGTGCGGTTGTATTTTGCGTTTGTGATGACTGTAAAAGGTTAGCCATGATATTGATTGCCTTTACTTAAATTTTCTTGTGCCATTGCCCTTAAGTCCCATTTCTATGTATTTTAATGGGGAAAAGGCTTTTGGGGGAATTTTGTTATCTGGAGCTGATCGCTTGTGTTTTCTTAGCTCTTCCCTCATAGTATCTAATAATTTTGCACCTAATTTATTATCCCCACCACCAAGTGCAGTTACAAATGCCGCAGGAAAAACATATTCACCATCTGCAATTTTGGCGGGTACTGGCTCAGATTTAGCCTCACCACCTTTTGCATAAGGAATACTTTTTCTTAAATTATCTAAAACTTGGGCGCCAGCTTTGCTTGATCCATCACCCAATGCTGCAACTACATCAGCATCAGCCACATGATCACCTTCGTGGAGCATCGCTGGGATATCATCGCTCTGACCCGTTCCTTTGCCACTGGCATAGTAACCCGTCAAACCAGTGATAAATTCGGGATTATGACCCTCTGGCATGGCTTCATGGTACTTCTTGGGTAACCCCCCTTTGGCAAGCAAAGAAGTGCTTGGAGCTTCTCTCCTGATGCCTTGCTTGAGGTAATGTAGAGGGCTTATCCTAGACTCTTGTTGAGTCACGGGCGCGGCTTGCAAAATCGTAGGGGCTACAGGCGCAATGTTCTTGTACTCTGTTTGTTTTACCAAATCTTGGAAAGTGCTACCACCGTCTGCCATCAACATTTGTTCAGCCACTGGGGGTTGTTCTGACTTGATCTCTTTATTGATTTCAGCCAATTGCTCAGCAGTAGGTTGGTCAGATTGTTCTTGCTGTTTTGCCACTTCAGGCGCTTTGATGCCTTCTTTGGCTAAAAGCTGTGCAAGCCCAGGGTCAAGGCTATCGTACAGTTGTTTTAACTTCTGTAGATGTGCTTGATCACCATAGACGGGCGCCCCTGCCAACATGGTAGCAACCATAGGCAATGATGTGTTGGATGAACCACCACCTGTAGTGGTTGTGGTTGTTTTTGTAGGTGTACTCAATGGAGATGAGCTAGGTGTGGAACTAGGAGTAGAAGTCGGTGTTGGTGTAGATGTAGGTGTAGATGTAGGTGTAGGAGTTCCCGAAGGCGTTCCTGAAGGTGTTCCTGATGGAGTGCCTGAAGGCGTACCAGAAGGAGTACCAGTGGGCACACCTGATGGAACACCAAAATTATTGTAATTTGGAGATACATTGGCAACAACTCCACTTGGACTTGTGCCATTAGTATTGGCTATCGCGCCTACTGGCGAACCTCCCAAGGGAAATGGCCCAGATATATTGCTTGGAACTTTAGATGTGCTATTTGGCCCTGTTTGTGTTGCCAATGGGCTCACAAGATCAGGATTAACGTCATTTGAGGTTGGTTTATTATCAACTAAGGGTGAGTTGACTTTTGAGTTGACATCATTTTTGGTGTTATCCGTTACACCCGCATTGACTAAAGGAGACTCAGTTGTTGTGTCAGTTTTTGATGTACTGTCTTTTGCCTCTGGAGGTATGTCCAATGGCTTGATGTTGTCAAATTGCTGTGATTGATCGTTGAATGTAGGTGGTTGCGCACTTTGCGCAATAGTCCAATTACCCGTTTGGTTGTTATATTGCTGATACACATACATGGTCTTGCCTGAAACAGGCTCATACATGATTGTGTATCCTGTAGACTGACCATCTGCATTTGTGAACGAAACAGGCTTTTGGACACTGAATACTGTTTCACCAGTATCAGGATCATTTTCACTTTTAACGTAAGTTCCGCCACTCAAATCAGTGCCTTCAGGAACTCCATTAGTATCTATTGCATTATTGATTGCATTGGTTGCGTTGGTAACCAAAGGATTACCAACATCTAACTTGTCTAATGGTATGTATGAAGGTGCATTGGTTCCTCCACTATTTACATTAGCAGATGTCCCAACGCCTGATGAGCCCAAGGTTGCAGGTGGAACTATTGGCATACCGTTTGGATATCCACCAACGGTTCCCAAATCTAGCATGGTATTCACCATTGATCCACCGCCACCACCGCCCAATGTAGCGTTCACAAACATGGTGGCTTCAGCATCTGACTTGCCTTGACTAATTGCGTAGTCATAGTATTTTTGTGCCTTGTCAACGTATTGAGTCATGTCACTCGCAGCTTGCGTAACATCACCACCATTGTTGGCTGTATCAATAACTTTTTGCGCAGATGATGCAATTGTTGGGTTGTTGCTCTTTGCCAATGACATCGCTGCGGACATCATTCCATTCATGTCATTCTTGGATATTGCAAGAGCAAGACTTGCACCTGTGAGTGCATTCGCAACCAATGGGTCAGTATTGATCCCCAAAGCTTTAGATACCGTACTAGCAAGAGCCAATGGATTATTTGTTTTAATAGCATTGGCTATGGTTAGACCAGTCTGTGCATTCTTTAATAAATCAACAGTTCCTTGATCTAAAGGAGATTTATCTGTTACAGGCCCAGTTCCATTCAATGATAGGGCGGTGTTAACTCCACCCAAAAGAGCACCCAATGGATTGTTGTTGTTGATAGCATTGACAGTGTTAGCACCAGAAAGCACAGTTCCCAACAATGGAAGCTCTGGGGCTAGGATAGCTGAGGCTGGGCCAAGCACAGGCGATAAAGCAGAAATACCTGATGCCACTTGATTTACAAATCCACCCTTGTTTCCACCCGTGTAGTCAACTTGTGTACTGTAGTCGGTAACAGGATTTAATGTCCCATCAGAACTAAGAGTTGTATATGTGTGAATGATTCCACCAGCAGAGCCAACTTGAACGTCATAGACGCCATTCCCCATATCAATAGGAGTGCCAGGCAATATGTTGCCGTTGGCATCTTGAAGGCCATACGTTGGAGCGCCTGATTCATCTGCTCCAGTTTGAACAACTTTTGTATTTCCATATTGAAGCGCGTTGTATGTTGTGTTGAAGTTATTACTTGTGTCTGATGCGGTCGATGGTGCCTTATCACCCGAATAAGCCTTGACTTGTGAGCCTGTAGGATCAGCTATGTTGTACTGATTCTGTACGTAAGCAGGGTTTATATTCAATGCCGTGGCCAACTGCGTGGGCGTCACACCCTTTGCATCTAGCTCTTTTGCAACGTCAGCATAAGTTCCACCACTATTCAAGATAGCATTCGCATCAGCCGCTATCTCTGTATTGGTATATGTTGGCTTTATATTTCCTTGGACAATTGATGCCAATGGATTATTTGGAGTTGTTGCCATCCCAGCGATTACAGAGGCAACTGCGTTTGGATCTGCATTTGTTTTTTGTTCAGCCAACGCAACATTGACACCAGGGTTTGAGGTCAAATAGTTTTGTATTTGATCTGGTGTGTACTGTGTATAAGTTGGTGTTGCCAGTGGTGATGAAGTCGGTGTAGGCGTTGGGACTGGAGTAGGCGCAGGAACGGGAGTTGGAGTAGGAGTTGGAGTGGGCGCAGTCAACTGCTGATATGCAGTGTTGACGTTGTCAGCCGAAGTGCCATAGTGAGTAGCCAAGGCTTGTGCCAAGTCAGGTGTCAGTCCACCATAGGCTTGCACCGCAGCCGCCGCATCCGCCTGTGTAGCGTTCGGGTTAGCTGCGAACCAACTATTAACTAAACCTGTATCATCTGCCATTACGCCACCGCATTTGTTGAACTAGCCGTCCCTATGATTGTCATTGTCCCAACCATATGAAAAGCCCAATCTTGCCACGTCTCAAATCCCCTTGTATCCGCAATGCCTGATGCCATGAAGTAACCAATGCCTGCTACCGCATCACCCCATTCTCTCCATCTTTCTTCAGGTAGTGTCCCCAACTGATTAGGCGCAAACAACTCCGCCATCAGCGCACACCATTGATCCCATGTCATCCCTCTTGGGTCGTAGACGGTCATGGGTTACCCGTTCCGCGTACATCACCTGTCTCAACGCTGAGAACGATCTTACCCATTTGGTAATTACCGTTAAAAGTATTTGATTCAAACCTTAATCTCATCTCACGACGTTGCTCACGCATGTCAATTTTAAGAGTTGTTGGGTCAAATGTATATGGAACTGATGGACGATCAATGTCATCGGCATAACCCTTACCAGTCACAATCACATCCATGCCACCAACTTGTACAAAGTCAGGCTCTATGCGTTCGCAGCGTGTCCAGTTATTCTCACCAGGCTGTTGAGTCGATCCTACATACCCCAATAGATTGCCCAAAACAGGGGTCTCAAAAGCCGAATAAATTGCATCATTGTTGGTCAAATAGACTTGATTCGTACCTGTCTCGTGTTGCCAAATGATGCTTGAATTGGCAATCATGGTAGTAGATGAAACAGTGGTGCTTGAAGGGTTATTGACAGTGTAAGTCCCTGTTCCACCTGATCCTGATCCCAAAGCGGTAATTACCATTTGATCAGGTATGCCTGAACCTGTCAGCACTTGACCTATGGTAACAACTCCAAGATTGACTTGTGTCACAGTCAATGTAGTGCCAGACACTGATCCAACAATAGACAGCGTGGTTGCTGTATCTGTTCCACCCCAAATAGGTTTGGGAAACACTTCGGTAAACCACCCTGCGGAGCGACGTGCCCCTGGTGCTGAACCAGCGTCATACCAAATCTTATCTTTTATATTGTAAATAATTGCATCTGTACATTCAGTCGCATCACCACGTGGATAGAACCACCAAATCTCATTAAACCGTGGAACTTTCGTTACCCAAACCTTTTGACGCTGTGAATAATTCACATTATCGTAGAACCAATTCAGATTCATTGAATTTGGAACTTCGGCAACAACTCCGTTGTACATCAAGAAACGATCAATCCCTGCCCAGTAAAAGATGCCATCATATTCAATCACGGAACTTGAAGACATGATTGAGGTTTGTTGAGAGATTAAGTCATAACGCCAATAGAACGTGCTAGAAGTGGTTCCTGAAGTCACTGTAGTTGGTGTATAGGAAACACGTATAACGCTGTCTAAAGACCAAAATAGACCCGATGGTGAGGTAGTACCACCACGCAGAGGAAGACCCTTGACGATCTTTGTAGAGGACACGTTGTTGGCATTTGAGTCAGCGCTTGTCCAGTTGTTAAAGTCGCCTGCAGCGCAGTTCTGTATCAGTCCATTATTTCCATACACAAAGAGGTAAGGAAATAACATCACAACTCCACCCGACACAGAGATATTGTTGTCGAATGTCAATGTCTGCGCTCCGCTTGTGGTTGCGCTATTGTTTAAAAAAGCTGTCCACAAATTAGAGGTGATTGACGCCAAAGCACTGATAGATCCTTGAAAACCTGTGCCTGATCCTATACCACCACCAGATAGGGTGAATGTATCTTGGTACAAGTAATTTGACCCACCAAGGGTAACCGTTACCGAAGTGATCGCACCGCCCGTGACAACAACAGTGGCTTGTGCGCCTGAACCAATTTGTCCACCAACAATGGATACACCTGTGTGTGTCCCTGTTGTATATCCTGTGCCTTGCGTATTGATAGTGACCTGACCAACAGGGCCATATCCTTGAAGACTAGATGAGACAACCGTGGTGTTGGAGGGTATGCCAGTGCCTGAGACTGAAACCCCTGCGCCAATCGCCACAATCGTGCTTGCAAACGTCACAAGACTAGAGCCTGATGTCAGTGTACCCGTAGCAGTAAAAACGCCTACAGGGGCTAATGACGTGCCTGTGAACTGACCATACAAGGGTCGAGTGTTTGTGGTGCTTGTGATGTACTGGAGATTCTGACCAGGGTGTGCAATCAACTGAAGATTTCCACCACCCGAAGAGTCATACCCAATGTCAAATTGCCATAAGTTGTTGGCATTTGGCATAAACGTAGAGGGCATGGAAAAAGGATTTGGCCCAGTCCCAATTGCTGTGACGTTGTTGGTAATCCATTGCTGAACCCCTGCGCTATAACCAGAGATAATGTAATTCAGCCCATTTGATGCGCTCATGATCAAACCACGAGACAATCCAAATGAGTTCAAAAATGCGCCCGTGTATCCGCCAATCTTTCTTGGCAAACCACGTTGGAATCGAACCCACTGACCATCAACATAGGATGCAGACGCAAATACAGTACCATCCCTTTGAATGCCTGGTGGGACTGTAAGGGATACAACCTTAGCGGTCAAAATGAACCCCCACTAATACCATTAGCAACATAAAGTCCTGATGGGCCAAGTGTCGCGGCTTGTGTTCCATTTGATGCAAATCCAATCGTGTTGGAGCTTGGTACGTAAAGACCAGTCGTTAAATTACTCAAGAAGTTCAACGATGGATTAGATGCCGATCCCACTTGAAGCGTTAAATTGTTTGCGCTATTGGTTACAGTCGAGATCGCAGTAACGTTTGTGCCATCACAAATTAATCCTACAGTTGTTCCAGATGGAACTGCTACTGTAGCGCCCCCACCAACACTTGTCTTAAATGTTAGTGTAAAAGCACCCGATGTGCTGTTAGTGATAATGTAAAACTGAACAGTCGGAGGAACAATAACATTTGTGTTTTGACCCAATGTTCCAGTGTAGTTCTGTAAAGTATAGGATGCTTGCGTACTCGTCAAAGTAATTGTTGCACCTGCACCTGTAACCGAAATCTGTTCTTGTGTGAAAAAGAATACTGAACTTTGACCATAACCCCAAGACGTATATCCTGTTGAGCCATTAGAGATCAAATACAAAGATTCTCCAACTTGGAGTTGGAATGAGCTTGTACCGCCATCAATGACATCTGCGCCTTGGCAAGCAATTGTCAATATACCTGTTCCGTTGTTCTTGACAATGGTGTACCAACTTGCTGTTGCGCTTGTTGATGTCGGTAAAGTAATGGTGCCAACTCCACCAGTCCATGATGAAATTTGGGACTGAGCACTGTTTGGTAAAGTGATGTTACTGTAATAGCTCACAATCGGTGTGATTGTGTTGAGCGTTGTATTTGTCGCGCTTATTCCATAACCTGCCAAGCTTGATGCGTTAGCTGATGATGTACTAGCGCCAAACTGTAAAACCGACCAAGAACCATTTGTAGTGGTGTTGTTGGTCAAGTAAATGTAGTAAGAGATTCCTGAATTGATGGTGATCAGGCTAGTCGTGGTGTCATTTTCATAGACCGTAAAAGGATTGGTTGCTATGTTTTTAATTAAAAATGACTGCCCTGTAGAGACTTGAGTCGCAGTGGGCAAAATCAACTTTAGGCCAGTCGTTGTGGCTGTCACTTCAATAATGTTGGCAACAACTCCACTTGTGTTTCCGTTGACTGGCCACTGAAGCGTGGTGTTAGCACTGATTGTGAGGCTCTCATAACCAACCTGAGATGGGCTGATCGTGGAACCTGTATAGGGGTTTACATAGTAGGTCATGATTAACTATCCACTGCAACAGATTGGCGATCTCCAACTCTAGATACATCCTCAGCTTTCAGGGCTTGAATAGCTTCCTGATATTTCTGCTCGAAGATCTGACGTTGGTCATTTTTAAGGAAAGGCATGGCTTGCAACAACGTGCCAAAAAGCATGGCATTGGGTGCATTCTGTGTCAGCCAATTGGTCTGATTGGTAGAACTCAAAGGCTGAATGCGCTCATAGTAAAGCACCTCAAAGTTATACGATTGATCTGGAGTTGGCGCTATGTACCAAAAATCCCAACTTGTATCCGAATAAAACAAAGGTGCAGATGTCTGCGTGTTGACTGGCCAATAGTTGGTCAAATACTCGTACTTACGAAGCAAGATAGGGTTACGGTTACCACTGCTGTCCGTGTAGTTCATAGAGACGGTTTTACGCCATCTGGAGGGCTTTTGGATGACTGGGTTACCTGCGGTCATTGTCGCCTCAACAATCTGCAACTGACCCAAAGTCTTGATCTGCTGAGCTATCTCAAACTCAGCCAAAGTAATGAACGTAGGAATTGCATTAATTGTTGCGGTATCTGACCTCTCCAAATACTGTGGAACGATGGCAATCAAGTTGTCATAGGTCAAAACCCATGAGTTAGGATTGGCTGGCGTAGCAACAAGTGTGGTGGTCATGATTTCCCCATTTTTAGTCTATTTTCCCACTAGGCAGTCAAAACAGCAAGTGCATTTTGGGTTTGAGCTATTCTATCTTGGAGTCCTATTAATCCACCATTTACACGTTTACAAAGTTGCTCTTGATTATCTATTAAAGATCCGCAATGATGGGTCTGCCAGAACCACCCAGCGCTCATCGCAGCGAATGTTGGAGTTGCCACCAAGTCAGGATTCATCACAAAATCCTGACCCACCGCTTGGCCACAGTGCCAGTAGTTGTCATGCCCGGTGAGTTGAACAAGCCCTCTTCCCCTAAAGCGGTACCCATCCCCAGAGGCTTCGTCACGGTTTCCCATGCGATTGGCGTAAATCCTATTGGCAATGCGCTGTGGATTATGGGCGTAAGATTGAATTTCTTCGGGTTTGAACTTGTGACCGAACAAAGCTTGAAGGGTCTCTGCTCGATAGTTAAGATTTTCTTCCAAGACTCGGAAATGGTTGCTCTCATGACTGCATTGCCCTATGAAAGATGCTTGTTCCTTTGGACTGACCATGCCAAACTTGACAAACGTATCCATCAAGGGTTGAGCCCATTCAGCCCCAATACCTAGTTTGTGGAGTTTCTCAGGGCTTAACATTGACCATCTCCCTTACTTTTTGGTAGGTGTTGATACAGGCGTTGAGCTGGGTGATGGCGATGTCCCCGTCTGCTGCGATGGCTGCAATATCTTTAATAGCCTGTCGCTCAGATTGGCCGTCATTGGTTGAATCTCCTCTGGGAGAGGCGGCATCTGTGGAGGTTTGAACGGGACAACTGGTGGGGAGGCGCAACTCGCCAGAGTCAATCCTAGAATTAATACTAGACTGCTTTGTTTTAACATCGTTTCTCGCCTTTACAAGTGCAGTGGTTACGCCTGAGAGCTTCTTGTTCAGTTCGGCTTCTTTGGCGCGAGCTTCGTCATTAAGTCGGATAATTTCTGCTTGATCTTCTGCAACCCGTCTTTCATAGCCGTGATGATCTGCGACATAGTAACCTCCTAAAATAACTAAGATTAAACTGACAATTTGTACTGGAAACTTATATGTACCCAACGGGAACACATAGGACACAACGTGTACCAAAATAGCCAAAATAAGTACACAATAGGCAATATATAGAAAAATGTTAGCAAAAAACTCAAGCATTTACACTAGCCCTTGCATTTGCCATACGCTCTCGCTCTTCCTCATGTTCTAAAGTCGGTGGAGTTGTGGGCGGAGGAGGAGGTGTCCAAGCTTGGGTAGGATCAATGCTGAATCCTGAAGTGGAGTTGTTGCCACTTTGAAATTGCATAGGTGATCCATATCCCATTTGCCCCATCATAGGTTGACCCATACAAGGATTAAAAGGCATCGGAGGAGTTGGAGGCACGCTAGACTTGCCTGTAAGCACCAAACTGACCACGGTGAATATCTGCACCATGATTGAAGACAAAATAGCCAAAATTGCCTTGTCAGCAGGCGCTTCAACAAACAATGGTTGTTCATTAAAAACAATGCTATATGAAAATAGCACCGTCACAAGCACAAGAATAAAACAGAACGTTTTTAAAATAAACGCTTTTGTCTCGGCTTCAAGTTGTTCAGGGGTTTTGTGTGCCATTTTTTGGTTTATTAAAAAATTCTGGGCAATTTTGTTTGGCCACACAAATAGGAGGCTTGCAGTCAACCTTTTCCCAATTTTCTGGGTTCTGGCAAAAATATCTCCAATGGTCTTCACAAGACACCAACAAAAGAGTTAATAGCAACCACTTCATTTTCCTTCAATCCTTGCAAGAGCTTTGTTGACTCTAATCTCCATCATCTTGATATCAATATACATCCATGACAAAAGAGGGATAAACAACAAAATCACAATCATCAAAATCACGATGACGTAGATGTAGAACGAACGATCATCATCATTCCCCATATCCACGCTATCATCAGAAACGTTATTACTGTAGCTATTGCTTTGTCTTGGAATTCCTCCGCTCTTTGACGCTTTAGCCATTGCGCTTTCCGTTTCTTGTCTAGCTCCGCCTTTCGTGCTAATGCTTGCTGATTGGCAATATGCCCAATCATTTTATTCACCCGACTGTACAAGTCCTTCATCTCAGGAGGCACATGGTAGACCATGTACTCCCTCATCTCTTCATTCAACTTTTCCATCTGTAAGTTAGCAATAACCAACTTGATCGCAATATCATTTCCTTCTTCGTTGTTGGCAGTCAGCGCCAACTCTTCTTGCTCTTTTGTGTAAGCCTTTAAGCCGTTGTAAGCGTGAAAAAACTTGGTGAGGGCATCTGCGACTTGGGCATAAATTTGATTTTCATCAAACTCGACCGCTTTCTTTTTGGTCTTTTTAACAGGAGCAGATCCGACTTGAGTTTGTTGCTTTTGAGTTTCTTGTTGAACGCCAAAAAGTTTTTTGAAAAACCCAAATATTCCTTGAGCATCTTTTTGTATGCCCTTGATATCACCCACAACTCCGTCAATCTCTTTCTTGGCATCAACAACGAACTGCCGTCCCTCCTTGTACATTTCACAGGATTCTTTGACGAGTTTAAACGCCGAAGTTGCCAGAGCGACAAGGGTGAATGGATCAATTTTTACAACCCAAAAACTTTATGAAAGAACGATGCCGCAACCCCTGGCCCAAACATGACCATTGCCATGACAGCATAGATCAAATACTCGATCTTGGTCATGCGCCTTTCGCCACTTTTCAACGATTGCTCAATGTTGCGGTAGCGCTCATCGCAGACTGCAATGTGGACGGCCAAGTCTTTCTCAGTATCAGACATTGGTTTCAGGTGGAGTTGTTGCCACAGAAGTTTGTGCCTGAGCTTCTTTTTGCACAGCATCAATCAATTGGAACACTTCTTGGAATGGGCGTGTTCCAAGGTAAGCCATGATGTTATTCACGAGTGTGGTTGATAAAGTTACTTTGTCCATTTTTATCCTTTAGAAATTAAAATTCCCATTGCGTAACCAATTATAAAAGCCACCATTGGATGACAAATAAACTTGATTACTTTTGTCATGCCGTTTGCCAAGGCAATTTAGGCGTAACCACAGTAGGATTGATCTGTGCGTTAATCATGTTATCTAGCGCAGTCTGTGTGCCTGTTTCTGACACGCCACTAGCCCAAATCCATCCTAGCACTTGTTGTTGTGTAAGTTGTGCGTAGGGCGTATAAGGTGAACCCGCTGTGTAGGTCAACCCTTGCGTGCTGTATATAGTCGCTGTATAAGGCACAGTCTGACCATTGACAACGTGCGTTTGGTCTGATGTTGCGTAGCAACGCCAGTGGACTGTAAATACTACGTCTGTTTGTGATTCATATGTGGGATAGCAATCCATTGCTTCCACGATCCAGTTGTAAGTGTTGTTAGACATAATTAAGCTCCTTTGAGTGCGGCTACTTCAGCCTTGAGTGATTGAATTTCTGCGTTAAGTTCTTGAATTGCTTTTATGAGCATAGGGACAAACACAGAATACTTTACTGATTTTGTTGTTGTGCCAAGGTCGTTGCCTTCAATATCTTTATCTGAAGATTCTTCAACCATTGATGGGAATACCTGTTCAAGTTCTTGTGCTACTACACCCAATTGTTTATGTGATGGGTCTGATTTAAGGTTGTAGTTTCTCACTTGAACTTTAAGTAAGTCAGCAAGTTTAGGAGTAGCATCTGTAATGTTATCTTTTAATTTAACGTCAGATATAGCGCCATAACTGTTGTTTGCGTTTTGAACATTCCCGCTTCCCAAAACATAAAATCTATCTGTATTACTGTCTGAACATTGAATAAAAGTTGAACCATTACCGCTAGAAGCGTTAGGGTAAGAAATAATAATTCCAGCGGCAGTAGTTGACCCAGATGTCCCGTTATTTATAAAAGTGGCAACTCGTTGATTTGATGCTGTTGCCGTTTTGTAAAAAGTTGCGATTGAACTGTTTGAAACAGTAGTAGTCCCCACTAACAAGTTACCACTAGAGTCTATACGCATCCGTTCTGTAGCGTTTGTAGCAAAAGCAAGGGCTTGTGGCCCTGGAACCATCATTGTTGCAACACCACTAGCATGAACAAAAGAGAAATCGCTTGTCAAGGCATCAGATAAATTTAACGATACATTTCCTTGACCAGAAACATTAACATAACCTCGGATAGAAGTTTTTCCGTAACTGCTAGGACTTGTAGTTCCAACACCCAAATTACTTCCATCAAATACTAAATTAGAACCAGTAGCCAAAGCACTTGTACTAGACGCATACACCACACCATTTGCTGTAAATGATGTTAGTCCTGTGCCGCCATTGGTAGTTCCTAGTGTGCCTGCAAGAGTAACAGCACCACTTGTTGCAGTAGAAGGCGTAAATCCTGTTGTCCCTGCGCTGAATGTAGTAACTGCAACGCCTGACAATGTTGACCATTGCGGTGCAGAACCAGTTGAAGTAAGAATTTGACCGCTAGAACCTATCCCCAATTTGGATAATGCTGTACCAGACGCATAGTAAGGCAAATCACCTGCGGTGTAGGTTGATAGTCCAGTACCACCATTAGTTGTTACCAATGTGCCTGCAACGGTCACCACGCCATTTGTAGCTGTACTGGGTGTGAGACCAGTAGTACCAAAAGAAATCGTACTTACGCTTGTTGCATAAGTTGCATTGGCTAGAACTTTAATAGTCCCAGATTGGTTGAAAAATAACTTACCATCAGCAATATTAATTGCTAATTCACCGACAGCAAGATTACTTGTCGTTGGAGTGTTGCCAGAAGTTGTACTGTTGAGCAGTATGATCGGTGTGTAACCTGTTGCGGACATTAGAATGTTCCCCCGTTGATGCCACTTGTAATGGCGTTATTGGTGTAATTGTAAGTCAAAGATGCGTTAATGTTGGTAGCAGAATTACCACTAGATACAGGGCCAAAGTACAGATAATTTGTAGCACCTGATCCAGTTGTAATTGCCACATTAGTCGCATTGGTTGCGGTTCCTGCGGTAGCCGCGTTTAAGTTTGCCACTTGAGTCGTGCTTGAGACTACAAAAGGTGCTGTTCCCGTTGCCACTGTAGAAGTAATCTGTCCAGACGCTGAAACAGTGGTAAACGCTCCAGTTGTTGGAGTTGTTGCGCCTACTGTTCCATTGATGTTGATAGAAGCAGTTCCCGTGAGGTTTGTGACGGTTCCAGAGCTTGGAGTACCCAACGCTCCACCATTCACTACAAAAGCGCCTACAGAGCCTGTATTCACGCCTAAAGCGGTTACTACACCTGTTCCTGTTGTGATGGTACTTGGAGCAGACCCTGCACCACCTCCAACCATCAATGCGTTTGCAGACAAGAGTGAACTTGACGCCCATGTGCTTGCGCTTGAGAAATAAACAATACCACCTGATGTACCTGCAACAGTTAACGCAGGCGTCGTGGTGGATGTAGCTACATTGACAATACCACCTGTAAACGATACTGAAGTAACCGTTCCACCTGTACCTGTTGCGGACAATGTACCTGCGCTAAAGCTCACCCCTGAACCTATGGTGACGTTGCTGAATCCACCTGTGTTATTACCATAAAGAATGGAAGTGCCTGATGTGGGTGGAGCATAATCAGTTCCTGAAACAGCATTTGCTAATGCCCCACCGCTATTGGCTTTGAGAATTGCCGTTCCACTTGGAGGCGCAAGGTAATCAGTCCCTGCGGTAGCCGAGCTTATCGCAGTTCCATTACCCTTGATGATTCCTGTGACGGTTGTGGTCAGTGTAATTGCAGGGGTTGTTGTTGCGGTTGCTACTGTTCCTGCAAATCCATTTGCTGATACAACTGAAACCGTGGTCACCGTACCTGTTCCACCAACGCTCGTCCATATTGGAGCGCCTGAACCTTGACTTGTTAAAACTTGTCCAGAAGCTCCCACGGAAGTATAGGCAAGTGCAGTCCCATTTCCATAGACAACAGTTCCTGACGTAGGAGTTGCGTTATTGTTTGTACCACCTCGTGCAATCGGCAAAATGTCACTTGTGACTTGGTTTGCTGAGATGGATATTGATGTGTTGGTAACGCCTGTGATCTGACCATAAGCATTCGTGGTGAACACAGGAACTCTTGAATAGTCACCATATGTACCTGCAGTTCCCACAGTCGCTAAGGAAATTGTTCCTGAACCTGTGATAACTCCACCTGAAAGCCCTGTTCCTGCGGTGATCTGAGTTAAATAACTCACAGTCGTCGCTGAAGTAATCCGTCCATATGCATCAACAGTGATCGTTGGGGCGGTGTAAGTACCTGCGGTTACCGAAGTGGTTGCAAGACCGATTTGTGGGGCTGTAGTGCCGTTTGTAACTGATACTTGACCGCCTACACCTGTCACCCCTGTGACGCTCACTGCGGTGCCATTAAGAGCCAATAAACCTGTTCCACTGACGCTGTTGAAGTTCTGCAAAAGGGTGGAGAGACTGATCGTAGGATTACCACTCACGCCATCAGGATTGGTGATTGACAACCCTGAGTTGACAGTGATCTGACGTGATGTCAGCGTGGATGCTCCTGTCTTGACTTGAATCCCTGTACCTGAACTGATTAATGACGCTAGAGCGCCTGTCACTGCTATGGTGTAGCTACCTTGAGCACCACCATCAGTAAAAGATAACCCTGTAGATACCGCAATCTGACGACTATTGGCTAAGCTTGGTTGTTGTCCAACAGTCAAAAAAGTTTGCGTTTGAGTGGGTTGGTTAGCAATTAACCCTGTCGTGGTTTGAACAGTAACGCCATTCTGAACGATGGGTACGGATTCATTCCCTGACAATGCAGACGCGGTTGGCAACTGAAGAATTGTTACTTGTCCACTCATATTATTGGCTCGTAGATGGGTTAGGGCTTGGACTAATTATATCGGTGTTGCCTGTTTGTTGGGGAATAGTTGTTCCATTTTGTGTGCTGATGTACACCTCAGTAGGATTGCCAAGAGGGATGTTAGTTCCTGTTGGAGTTACCACCAAACCGTTGTCATTCGTTGCGACACTGACATCAGGACGTGGAAATTGCAACGTGATTCTTTCCGTCTTTCTCGCAGGTAAGCGATAGGGATCTTTTTGATCTGCACACCCTTCTTGACACACCCGTAGACCAGGGAAATTCGGATCAGGCATAGCCTGAATAATTGGTCTTTTGAAACGACACCTATCGCAAATAAAGATTGCAATTACTGCGTTTCCTGTGGTGTCTAGAAAGCGTGGCATGCTTACCTTGTGTACGGCAAAATGTTCGGCGAAAAATATATTGGCGAACGGTCTCGCTCTTCGTTCTCAGCCATAATGAAGTAATTATTGGCTTGTGTTTCCAAGTATTGAATTCTTGCAATATCAACCGCAGGGAGGATCAAGCTCATCTGGTGAGCTAGTAAGTATTGAATAGCTTGATTCCATCTCTGAGGAATCTCCAACTGTCCATTCAGCGATCCAACATCATCAATTTGACGTGAATACCATATGGTCATTTGTACAAAAGCATTAGAGGGGGCAGGCCATAACGTGATCGTTGCCTGTGGAATTGTCCTGTTGAACCAATACTGATAAGGCTGATTGGCTGTGAAATTCTTGTTAGGCAGATTGGTATAGTCATCACGGTTCAATCGAGCCATCGTGACTTCAGTGGAGTTGTTGCCAAGGTACCATTCACGCAACGCTAAAGTTGTACCACCTGTTGCTTGAAAACGGTAAAACTCTGCGGTCGCCCCAGGGTCAATGTCTTGCCATATCCACTGTCCGTCATACACAGTTACGTTGTTAGCTGTATATAACGTCGTCCAAGTCGTTCCATCATATGAATATTGGAAGTTATAGCTCCAAGTTGCAGAACCATTATTAGCAACGTATGGCATAAAGCCAATCGAGCCAATGTAGATTGAGTTATTTGTACCAAAATCGACTGTGAAATTACCATTTGCTGACGATTGTTGGCAATATGTTTGGGTATTTCCATCATAGATATTGGCAACAACTCCACCAGAACTTGATGAATACGATCCGCTAGGGCGGTTCATCGTGCGATAGAGCGCATTTAAGACGTCAACACCGCCTACGGGTAGCAAATACTCGTACTGGTCTGGAATAAGGCCATAAACCTGTTTATTGATAGCCCAATAGTTAATGCCTTGATTGATCAGGTTGCTAAGGACAAAGAACAAGGCTTGTTTGGAACCCTGAACTTGCTCACTCGTCAACTCTTCCGCCAGTTTGCCCGACAAGCGAGCGCCTTGGTCAATAAAGTTTTGTACGGTTATGACCGTTTGACCGACTGTACCGCTATAGGCCATTGTTAATCCTTACCAACCAGGGCAGTTCCATCTCTTCAATGACGCTTTCGCTCTTGGAGCGTCACCTGAAGCATGCTTCACTACCCCAGACATTCTTGCACAAAATGAATCTTTCCTAGCACCACCTTGAGGCTGAGGAGCCTTTAAATGGCTCCCAGTCTCTCGATTGTACTTTTCCCTACCTTTGGCTGTCAGACCTGCTCCGCGCTCAACTGAGAGCTTCTCACCCCGTCCTACGGCTAAAGATGGGCCACCCTCTTTGAGTTTAGCCGTTTTAGCTGATTCACGGAAAGCTTCAGCAGTCGGTGCGCCCTTAGAGCCGACCTTACGCATCTTTTCACCAGAGCCATGAGCGATTCTCTCTTGTTTTCTATGGATGTTGGCATAAAGACCGTTCTTCATTACCAACATCCTTTGTGTTTTGAATTCTCATGATGAGTGGAAACGTTACCACCATGAGCCTTTTTAGCGTGTCTTTTTACACTGTAGGCAATCGCCACTGCCTGCTTCTGGGGCTTGCCTGCGTGAATCTCAGCTTCAATGTTGTGCTCAAAAGCTTTTTTGGATTTAGATTTAGTTAAAGGCATGATTAAGTTCCCACTCCAGTTATGGTGTTATTGTTTTGAATTAACTTACCAATAATAATTGCTCCAGACAAAATAGCAGTTGAACTGGTTGTTGCAATCTGCCATTGAATGTCTGATTTTTGTGGGTATGCAAATGGTGCTGAAGATCTGTCAATTACATAAACTGAACTAAAGCCTTGAGTCAATACATTGTATTGAACACCATTTACTGTTTGTTGAACGTTGTAATACATTCCATTGCCACTGCCCAATGTATTATCAGAATTAACTTCTACTACATTCAAATAAAATGTATACCCATTAGGAACAGAATAAATGCTCGCTTGATTTTTACCAACTTTAGGGTTTATTTGAGCAACAATATTTGTACTTTGTTTAAAGGTAATTGTTCCTACATTAGTAACTTGGCTTGTACCAGCAGATACTAAAGCTACACCATTAACTCTGTAGTAACTGTTTACAGAAGTTACAGCAGTTGTTCCATTTAAAAATAATGTTTCTGACAATGGGTTATAACTTGCGTCTAATCCAGTAATTAAAATAGAAGCTGATGTATTGTCTGATGTAGATGAACTAACAACAGTCAAAACTGCAGCAGATGAGGGGAAAGTATACGCAGTAGCGTTTTCCCACATTGGAATTGGTGCAGTTGTAGGAGCGGTTGACGATGTAATACCACCGTTGTAACCAAACAAACTAACAACGCTGTGTCCATAAATTTGACCGCGAGCTACTTGAAGGTCAAATGGCTCATATGCACCTGCCCTAGTAATTGACGCAGTGATTCCGTTACTCATAATTTTTCCTTAAAAAGTGGGAGAGCCGAAGCCCTCCCATCTTACTCAACACTTTCTCATTGAGCCACCACGTTTTTTAGCGGGTGCTTTTGGAGTTTCTTTAGAACTAAACAGATTCTTAATTGCATTCACTCCGCTTTTGATAGCATTGGGAATCATATTTTTATCTGCTTCATTCTCAGCGCGTTGGGCTTTTTCCCAGTTTGCGTAGTCTTGGTTAGCCTTTTGTGCAAATTGGTCGTCGGAGGTGCTTCCACCTCCATCAAACTTTTTTGTTGCACGCCCACCTTTTTTAAAAGTACCAGATTGCAAGCTGTTAGCCACAGGACGGCTGACGAAGTGGTGAGGCATTTTTACTGCCTTACCATCATCGACTACATTACCCCCTGTGGCGTAGTGCTTTTTTGCTGCGTGGCCTCCATGCTTGTATCCACCTGCATTGGACTCATGAACTTCACCAGTGTGACCCATTTTCTTGCCTGCGGTAGCAGTGTCAGCAGAACGGTTTTCCCAGTCTCCGCCTTCCACTGTGTCATGCTTGAAATGACCTTCCTGTTTGCCCTTCATGGTTGCTGCTGGGATTGCACCGCCAGTAGCCTTATGATGCATCTTGTGGGCTTTACCGCCATGCTTGAAGCCACCAGCGTTGGACTCCTTGATGCCACCAGTACCATGCGCTTTGTCACGCTTGGCTGAGTGCATCTCAGTGTTCAAGTAGTCATGCTCATTGTCCTCAATGGTGCCATGCATCTTGATTTTGCCCTTGTTGACTTTCTCATGAGTGTCTGAAGGGATAGCGCCTCCAGTGGCTTTGTGATGCATTTTGTGCGTCTTGCCACCGTGTTTGTAACCTGCTGGTTTACCTTCATGGATTTCGCCTGTGCCATGGTGCTTGTCATGATGTTGACCATCAACAACCATGGTTTTCTCGAATTTCTTCGCATTACCCTTGATTGTTGTTTTGGTCTCGTCACGGTCAATAGCGCCACCAGATGCCTTGTGGTGCATCTTATGAGCTTTTTCCATTGGCATAGACTCGTGATGATGGAGTTCTTTCTCCAACTTCTCAATGTGCTTTTCCATGCCCATGTGACCGCCTTTTTTCATGCCAGTCAATGCTTTTCTCACCATTGCAGCGCGAGCCATGCGAGCACGGGGATCCATCGCTGCAATTGCTGGTCTAGCCATAGGAGCCATAGGAGCGCCCATCATGCCACCGTCAAGCTTGTGCTCAACCTTGCCACCCTTTTTGTATTGGTTGGGGTTCATTGCCTTACGACGCTCAGACATAGAAGGCTTCTTAGGAGCCTTACCATGCTCAGCCTCAAATGCGTGATGAGCACCGTGCATCATGCCACCAGAAGCTTCGTGCATGGATTTGTGGCCATGCTCTTCGGCTTTCATGCCTTTGTGATGCACTTTTCCACCTTTTTTGAGCTTCAGAATGACTGAAGGCTCATCGGTGTACATTTTTACCATTGGTTTAAATTGACCCATGATGCCCTCCTATTAGGCTTGAGTTACGCCAAGAGCACCAGTGCGTGTTGCATTGGGGCCAGCTGCAATACCAGGCAATGCAATCACAACGACCAAACGTTTTACACCGTTTGATGCCGTAGAAGGCACATAAGTACCGCGCACATCACCAGTTGTTGATGTTGCAGGTGTGGTCAAATCCGCTGCAGTAAATGCGCTATTACCACCTGTGTCATTGGCTAGAGTGTTATTCCAACCCACACGAACAATGTAGCCTGCGTCAAATACACGCAAAGGAAAACCTAAAATATCTGTTGTACCAACAGTAATTGCCACTGGCAAAGAACCATTAATTGCAATGCTAGATATTTGGTAGAAAGCTTTCTTGCCAGAGACATTAGCAACAGCAGAAGATGTTGTACCTGTAGCAATCACTTCAGACATTGCTTGTCCGTAATAATCGTATCCAGACACTGTCAAGTTACGGCTAGTGGAAATAGTTCCAGAAGCTGTAGTCAACTGAACTGCACGGGGTGTGTCCAATTGAATGACTGTTGTACCATCATTGCGAAGGAATGACTTGGCATTAGTACCAGCGGTCAGCGTCAAGTTGCCTGAAGCAGCAGGGGTTTGTGACGCAGCAATGTTGCTTGTGTTTAATGTTTGAGGAATTACATCCCAGACATACTCACGACCCAAGGGGCCAACACCAACTTCCATTGGGGATGGATCTTGCAAGCCATAGTTGCCTGAAGCGTAAATTGTGATTGAACCAGTTGCTGATGATGAAGCACTTAGCGTGTAAGTACCTGTTCCACCCGCACCAGTTACAAAAGCAGTAATGTAAGAGTTGGCTGTAATGCCAGTTCCGTTTACATACTGTCCGAGGGTGAGCGAGTCACCAGAGTTCATTGCGGTTACTGTCATTGTGGTGCCAGTTACGGAACCAGTGATAACAGCTTCACTGTTGGTTACATTGGTACCAATGTAGCCTTGGGCTGTACCCAAAAATAGATCATCTGAAAATTGAGGCATTTTTTTCTCCTTGTGGCTTGAACCACTCAGGGTTTAAAAAAAGGGGTGGAAACAACTCCACCCCACTTTGATTAGACTCCAGGTGTACCGTAGGCACAACGGGGATCTGTAAAGCCAACGTCGTAACGCTCTGTGGCTTTGTAGCGCATAGAGTCAGTTTCAAAGTCGCCTTCCATGGTTTTCTCTAGACGTCTGCGCATCAAAAGCTTGAAGCCTTCGGGAGCATCAGTCTGAACCCACCATGCTGTAGATGAAGTCAAACGTGACAACACTGCGGCACCCTCGTCAAGCAAACCGATAGATTTGATTGGGTTGATGTCGTTGTTGGCGTTGCCTGTACGTAAAACAGATTTCAACAATACTTCAGCTTGGAAGATATTGCCTGGAGCCACGATCAATTGACGTGGTACCAAACGAATACGCTTACCGTTGTTGTCAACTGCTTGGCGAATTTGAATCAACATCTGTTCGAGAGATGTTTGAGACAAAACAGCGGCTGTGGCCAACTGGTTGCTGAATGTGCCGTTAACGATGGGGTGTGCTGTGCTGATCAAAGACACACCGTCACCGCCAGCGTAGGCGCTATTGAAAGCTGTGTTCAACACGTTAGCTGACAACAACTCTTTGGTCTCAACCAAAGATTGTGCCAAGTGGCGTGCGTACACTTGACCGATACGGATGTGGTCGCCATCTTCCACCAACACTTTTGTCAAAGCGAAGGCTAGGCCATACACTTTGTACAAATAGCGCTTGAGGAATAACACACCACCCTGTTGATAGGTCACTGGAGTGCCATCAGGGAGTTGGGGTGCTGCGCCAAATCCATAAAGGACGGGCTCTTCGTGGTAGTTACGGGGAATGCCGTCTTCTTCGCGGAACACTCGGCTCCACTCGTCGGCACGTTGGTCATAGACTCCGTCAAAACACTCGTTAAGAATTGGCTCAACGATTGATCTAAAGTCCGTACTTCGCATTGGTGCTGCCATTGCAATACTCCTTTATTAAACGACTGCAGTAGTAGCAGCAACAAATTGAACATATGGCAACGTTACACGAACAATCGTGTATGCATCACCCCAAGCGTTGTCCACATAGGGAGCGAGATCAACGACACGCATTTGACCTTGAGCACCGTTAGCTTGGTTAGAAGCTGATGCCAAAGTTGCTTGCGACAAACCAGTGGTTGTTGAACCAGCGGTAATGTTGCTGAAGTTGTACTCGTCGCCAATAGACGTTTGAGCCATTGAACCATCTGCTTGAATTTCATAAACGATTTTTTCGTCGTTGTAGAAGTAAGCAACGCAAGATCCTGCTGTGTAAGAAGTGCTTGCTGGCCAATAGTTAGAAATACGTGCACGACCAGTTGTATCTGTCCACTGTACGCCTGCGAATGCACCAGCGACTTGGTAGCCCGATGATGCTGCGCTATTGCCAGGGGTGGCAGAAGGAACGATTGTGCCGTTAGCAATTCCTGACAAGCTTGTGGCTGTCAAAACTGCGGCTGTGACGTAAGAAACTGGTTGTCCTTTTAAAATGTTTACGGACAAACCAGATTGAATACCGCCAGCAAGCGCCTGAGCGCGATCCAGACCAGAGGGGTGGAACGCAGGGCGCAAGCCAAACGGAGCATTAGTTGCTGACATAGTCAAACTCCTTTAGGTTAACCCGAAAATACGGGTGTTTTGCTTGGTTGCTGTTCAATTCCGCCAATACCTTCACCCTCAACATTTACAAGCGACTTTCCGTTGCTATCACGTTGTCCTTGGAGACTCTCAATCTGTACACGAATCTTGTCAGCTTCTTCACGAGGTTTGTCGTGATGCTGATAGGTCATGACCTCTTGGAAAATATCCATGGGCAATTTGAAAAGCAACATCTCGTTGCACGATATGTAACCTACGTACTCACCCGATTTAATTTTGTAATCTTCATAGCCTGGTAACTCTTCCGACTTAACGGGTACGTACCCAAGGCGAATCCGCTTATCAATTGAATCGTAGCTGTTGGTTGTTGAAAGCCAGCAAAGGTGCCACCCATCTACGTTGGGTAGTTTTGGCAGTGCTGATTGCGTCCACTCCTCGCTCCACATTTTTTTACGTTCCTGCGTAGAAATGAACTTATCTTCAGGTGCTTTGTGGGATGCTTCCCCGTTATCACGGTCTTGGCGACCACTTGCATTCAAAGATTTTTTTAGACGTGATTCCATGTTTTACTCCAAGTATTAGTTACGGTTTTTATTCTGACGGTCAAACTTGATGAAATTTTCAATCATCTTCGCTTTGCGCACAGGGTTCTCCCATGCACCAGCTTCCTTCATAGCACTCACTCTTTCTGGGGTGAGGATGAACTGGGTACGGTTTGTACCCCCATAAGCTGCAGATGCCTCGCGTCCTGAACTTCCCACAACATTCCTCGGTCTTCGAACAGTGGAATTACTGTCTGTGGTTTCATTATAACGATGTGGGAGAGATTTTTGCAAGCGACTATCGAGTTCATCCCAATAATCTGGATCTTTTGGATCCCAACCCTCTTCAACTAGCATTTCAGACGCCTTCAAAGTGACTTTACTGTCCCTATCTGTGCCGTCTACCTTGTACCAACTGTGCTTATTGATCCATTGAGCAGCGTTTCTCTGCGTCTCTGGGTCAGGCAACCTGATGTTGTCAAGATTTTGTTGTTGTGGGGCTTGTGTTGCCTGTCTTTTTATTTGATTGAGTTGGCTTAGGTTGGCTTTTGCCTCATCTAAAAGGTCTTGAGCCTCCACCATGGCTTGTCCATCATTGGAACTTACCGCCTCAGCCATCTTCATCTTGGCGTATTCCAAGCGAACTTGGGTGTCCTCGATGTTTTTGTCGATCCGCATGACGTCTGACTGGCGTGTTCTGCTCTCCACCTCTGTCAAACGACGCTTAAACTCCTCGTTTTCACGTTGGAGTTGTTGCAAACGGAGGTCTTTTTCCTCATTTGTCTTGCGAATCAGGTCTTTTTTAGCTCTACGACGGTTTCTTTTGGCGTCTCTGAGGGCTTGATCATCATCTGGATGGTCTGCATCCTCATCTTCAACCGTTCCACCTTCTTTTTTCTCAGGTGGAGTTGTTGCCACATCATTTAATTGATCATCTTCGTCATTTGTGAGCAAGTTTTCGTCTAATTCAACGACAGCAGAGCCGTCTTGCGCCTCTTCTATCTTTAAATCTGGTGTTTTTTTATCTTCTGCCATGATATTTTCCCTTATACGTATGTTTTGAACGACAACGGATCATCTGTGATGGCCGAAATCAGTTCGTGGTCGTTGATAGTCATGAACAAAACAGGATCTTCACCGTCTTCAGTAGGAACTTTGCGTTCCCAACGGTCTCCACCCCATCTTGGAACTCTTACAAAGTCGCCAAGCTCAGCCCATGAGCCTTCAGCCCACGGTTGCATGGTGTCTCTGTTCTTGAACGCAAGTGGGCCAATAGCCACGACCTTACCGATCATGTTGTTCCACTTTTCGTTCTCTTTGGTTTCATCAACAATGATGATCATTCCAGACTTCTTTTTTATTCGTCGAAGTTGGACGATCACTCGACCACCAAAAGGGCGTTGCCCTGGGTTTACGTCTGGGAATGCCCATGCTAAATCTTCTGCATTGGGCGTACCTTGGCTTCCCTCAATCGTAGGGATCTTCTCTTTCTCACTCATACTAACTCCTAAAAAACACCATATCTCAGGTGCATCGTTAAAGCGCTTTTCAGCGCGGCCTCAGTCGCGGAGTGCGACCTATTCTCTTCCTTCTTCTTCCTCAGCCATGCGGTCAAATGAGTTCATGACGTATTGCAGTCCCTGATACTCACCGACCATGCGCTGATAAGCCTCCCAAGTGGTTGCGTTCCCGAAGGCAAGAGACGCAGCTAACTCGGCTTGGCGAAGTTTGATCACATGGATCAATTGTTCAATCATTTTTTCTTAGACAAAGGGGAAGCAGTTTTCTTACCGCCATCCTTCATGCTTTGTCCGTTCACAGGGGCGCCTTGAGCCAAGCGCTTGTGTTGGGGTACGTTGATGCTCTTTTGTTCTTGATCAGATGTTGCCATTTGGGGCTCCTTGGGGTTGTGGCGGTTGCGCCTGTGGTTGTGCCATGGGTTGTCCCATAGGCGGTTGCATCTCAGGCGGTTGTGCCTGAGCTATGTTTTGGATTGTCTCATGCGTTAGCTTGGCGTTCTCAATGGCAATCTTTGTTTGATTGTCCATCTGAGATTTTTGCATATCCGCTTTCAACCTTGCTTGCTCATACTGAGACTTGGCTTGATCAGCTTGTGTCTTGCGTTGTGTCTCAGCCATGCTTGTCTCTTTAACGACTTGCTCTGCTGGGGGTAGATTACCCTGAGCTGCTTGGGCGCGTTGTGATGCCACTTGTATAAGCTGTTGGAAGGCGGGTACAAACGCTTTAAACACGTCTTTGGTATCCAACTCCACATGTGCGCCAACGGTCGTGTATAGCTTGTCTATGGTCGCTGTAAGGCTAGGATCATCATAGTTGTTGATTGGCTTGCCACCTTGCGACTGTGCCACATATGCATTACTGCGGTTCAAGTACCACAATGTCATGTGTTGCTTGATGTGTTCAATCAAGTTGTTAATGTAGTTGGGGTCGGCAAACGGTGACTGACCAAAGAATGGATTCAATCCAAATTGCAAGTGATCTTGGATGTGTGCAATATGGTCTTGTTGCATGTAAGCGTATGAGGGCTGTCCTAGCAACATGGCTGCGTTCTCATCCGCAGATGTCCTCTGCTCAGGCGCTGGCACATCTTTCATCAATTCATTCACGTTTGGCACCTTCAATTGCTTGAGGAAACGTGACAACACTTGACTCATGTTGAACTGGTCTGGGTGCTTTTCAGCCAAAGCCAACACAGCTTGGTTCTGAGCCATTCTCTGAGTTTCTGAGAATATGTGAGGATCTGATACAGGAACAACGTCTGTATTGCGTGAGAAGTCTTCGCGTTCAATTTCTAAGTCGGCAACAACTTCAGACTTGCGCATCTCATCAAAGTGCCAACGATTCAGTCTGCAAAGGATCTTTAGCACCCTTGCTTGTGACTCGTGCATCCTTGCGTGGATGGCGGAGAAGACCGCTGCACCTTGTTCAATCAACGCCTGAGTTGTACCCACAGGGGCTTGTGCATTGACGTCAGCGATCTTTTCTTCACTGGTACTGACTACCCCCTTGGCTGCGGTGTCAAGCCATCCTAGAAGGCTAAAAAGCACTTCGCTAGGTGGATTGAACGGCATGGGCATGGCTATCTGACGGATGTCTGATACGCCAGGTGCTCCCTCAACTTCAACAATTTGAGTGATGTCAACCTGTTGGGATTGGCCACTAATCTTAGCCCCTTTGAGCTTGAGCATGGTGGCTGCGTTGTTGATGTGAGCAGAGTCCAGAAGCGCTCTAAGTGATCCAGTGAGGGCAGCGGACAATCCACCAATGAGATGAGGGAGACCAATCGCATATGCACCCCTCCAAGGGATAAACTTAAACTCCACAATCCAATCTAGCTTGGTCATGGTCTCATCTTCTTCTTCCCAGTTCCTGTACAAGCCAACAACTTCGTTGTCTAGCTCGTCAATCATCAGGATGTAAGGAACCATCTTGCCCTTGCTGTACTTGTCCTCTTCCAACTCAAGGTAGGTGTAGATGTGGTAAACCTTGCGCAATCCGTCTTTGTTGTCCTCCCACTTTTTACCTTCAATCTTGTCGTTGGCTTTCTGTGGTTTAGTTTGATCGGGTTCAGACACCGCTTGGATAACATTCACATCACGGTACATTCCACTGGCAATGCGACGGTTAAACTCCCAATGGGTAATTTCATGCACCTCTGCAGCTCGTTGGGCTGTATAGAAGTTGGTCGCTGCAAACGGTAGTATCACCCTATCAATTGGCAAAAACTCCACACATGGGCGCTTCTTATCCTCATCAAACCATAGCTTAAAGTATTGGCTTCCACCCAATGGCAACTGAGTCAGCAACTGCTCTTGCTCATCCCTGAACTCTTCAATCTGCTCTGTAATTTGCCAGTTCAGATAGTCACGCTTACGCTCAGCTTTCTGAGTCTTCATTTCATCGACTTTGCCAAGGATCTTAGTCCTGACAGGGCCATCTGGTGGGAACATCTCTTTGATGGCGCGAGCAGCGAAGTCAACGCAACCCTCAGCCATCGCAGGGTGCACAACCTTAGACGCTCCCATGAAGGTAGCACCGCCAGGGGCATCATTCCCCATGCCAGTACGCTTTAATCCTTCTTCGTATTGCTTATCTCTTAGTTCACGGGCTTCTTTGTCATTCTTGACTAAGTCCATGTAGCGCATGGCAATAGTACGAAGTTCACCTTCGTCATAGTCTTCTGCCATGTTTGCATAAAAGTCTGGATTCTCTTCTGGGCCACTGCTTGGTATGGTGACAATCGCTGAGCCGTCTTCTTGCTCTTCGGTTTCCATCTCAGGCATGTCAACAAGAGCAGAACCATCGTCTTGCTCGTCAATGTTCATATCGTCTTGGTTACTCATTATTTTTTCCTCATCAATTCAAGAATCATAGTATCCAAGTTTTTGTTAATCATAACATTTGGTTTGGGCGCATGATAAGGCATATCTTCATCTTCACCACGACGCATTGCTAAGTGACGTTGTGCAATTGGGTTTTGCTCAGGGAATGCATGGAAATCATCATCACTATAACCCCGATGTCTTTCACCAACCAAACCACCGTCCGCTTTGCGAATAATCTTAATTGGTTGTGGTGCAACATATTCTTTGTTTGCGCTTCGTAACTGATCTTCAGGTTTGTCAATTACGTATTCACCTTTTGTTTTTACAGCGTGTTTGATGTCTTCATCACTTACATTATGTGTAAATGATGTTTGATGTCCCACATTGCTAGTAGATTCAGTTGGTGTGGTCATTAAAATATGTCCAGCAACTTTGCCATTTTTAGTCATATAACGATTTTTGACTTGTTTGTTTAATACCTCTTCATCTTTAAATCTTGAGTCAGTAGGAATCATGTGTGGAGTACCGTCATCATTGTGACCAACTTGCACTAAACGTGGATGAAGAATATGTTGTCGTTGATAGTCAAATCTCAAATCATTTAAAGTCTTGTGACCATAATGGGATTTGTCTTCTGTTGTTGGATGACCCAATCCATTGAAATGCCCTTCAGGGCCTTCTTCTCTTTCTTCTTTGGTCAATTCGTTTTGTGGACGTCCTACAGACCAATACTTGGCATGCTTAATAACCTTTTCCATGTTTTTTGCCATGGGTGATCCACGTTTTACATTTGTAACCATGTAAGAACCTTTGGGTGGTGTTTTGTGTCCTTGTTCATTTACAAAGTCGCCTCTGTTATCAGCAGCTAAAATTGTGTTTCTTATTCTTGCTTTATCACGTGATATGTTTTCAGCAATTGATTGTCCATGCTTGGTTTTAGGGCCAACGTTGGAGTGAGTTACATAATATCCATTTTCAGGGTCATGCAACTCATTGGTCTTCCCATATGAATTAGCAATAATTGGTGGTTTTCCTTCTTTTGCACGTTGTTCATTCAAATGGCGAATAACATGACGAGAAGACACATCTGTTTCATCCACTACATTAGGACGAAACAACATTCTTTTGTTTTGTTTATCTGCTCTTTCTGTAGCATTTCTAATTGAACCTGTATGGGCTAATATCCAATCTTTAGTCATTTCAGGATCATGTTTTGCAATGGCGTGACCTGCACGACGACTAGCGGCTGCCGCGTACTGTGATTCTGAATTAGGTGCAAAACATGTACCCTTACTTGTGTCAACAATTCCTTTGGCATCAGTACCACCACCACAACCTTCGGTTTGACCAGGGCAAGTATTAATCACTTTGTAATCCATATTTTTGCCATGGCCTCTAGGATACAAAGCATGTCCTGCTATACCTTTAGATGCATATCCAACATAAGATCGACCTTGTGAGTCATGTTCATGATGAACGGTATCTAATTTTTCAGATTCGTCTAGTGTGTCTTTGTTGTGTTTGATAAACTTAGCTGAGCGAATGCGATTTAATGCACTTGATTCATTTTGTAATTGGATTTCTCTTGGTTGGGCAAAATGTTGACTTAGTATATCTTTGTGAATTTTTGCCATTTGCCCAAGTGTTAAAGGCTCACGATGTTCTGAACCATATATTTTAGCTCTTGCACTCATCATATTTTTTAACCCTTCAGCACTTGCTTTAGGGTTACCTTCAATCAAATGACGAGGAACAACAATTCCCTTAACGCCACCTGATCCTTCAGCTTTAACTTCAACACGTTTAGATTTTTCAGTTTTCTTTTTGGACAATTCTGCTTTCATGTCCTCAACTGATTTAGGTGTACCTCCTTTAGCTAAACCCTGTGGGGTCTGTGAAGGCGTCATAGCGCCCAATGCTTGTCCTTGTGGTGTCAGGTTAAGGATATTGCTTTGTCCACCTTGAGGGCTTGGAGGTGCTCCCAACGGGCTTTGTGGGGCTTGTGGAGCATTGGGACTATTGGGTGGATTCATGTTTGGTATTTCTTGCTTTACCAATTGCATGCCAGGGGTTATGTTATCCATGTCCACACCACCAACACCTAAGTTGCCATCTTTGTTGGGTTGGATGTAATACTTGGGAGACAAGTCAGGCGCTTCATTGGCTCCGATGGACTGAATGCCAAACTTTGGAAACGTACTCTTGTTTTGTAGCGCCATGCGCATTTGTTCGACTGTAGGTTGCACGTTGCCTCCTTCGGCTTTATGGACTACTCCACCTGTTTTGTATAGAGGTAGTCCGTTCTTTAATACGTCTTCACGCATTGGTTCTGTGATGGGGAAGTGGTGTAATTGAGCATGTTCTGGATTACCTGATCTAATCATTCCAAGTCTAGCATTGTCAGGAATCATTTGTTCTTTGCCAGTTTCAATTGGATGTTTATGCAACTCCATCTTAACGCCATGCTTCTTACCCACAGCATTAAATATGTTGGGGACTTTTTTGTCGTAAAAGCCTTTCATGCCTTGGCCACCAATGTCTAAGTCTTCACCTTCAAGGTAATGGTGTCCCATTTGTTTGGGTGCCGACAATAACTTTTCTGATGCCTCTTTGCCAATCAATTCAGCAACACGTTCAGGACTAGCAAATTTTTCGTTGACAACAGTTTCTCTATTTGGTTTAAAAGCCTGAAAGTGTTGATCTTCTGGGTTATATGAAACAGATCCAACATGTTTAGACAACCTATATCGTTTGTTTTGTTCTTTTCCAGGCGTCATGACGATGCCATGGTAGCCCTTCTCAGCAGCGTGATGGATCAACCGTTTGATGGCCATCTCTTCCCAATTCTTTTTGAATGGGGCATCGGGTACACCTTTTTTCTTTTCTGCTAATGCATAATATTTTTCTGATAAATGTTTATTATCATGCAAATAATTATATGGTAAGCTACTTAACTTAACTAATTCAGCTTGTTCTTCAGGTGTCAAACCTTGTGAATAACCTTTTTCTCTACCTTGTTGATGCCAGTCTGACTGTAACTCCTCTAGGTGCAACAATTTCTCACCGTTAGGGCCTGTACGGTCTTTAAGACGCATCGAAGCTATGATGTTAGGCTCGCCATGGAAGTGTGCTGGGACGCCTCCAAACTTACCTTGTGGGTCTTTAATCAACATCTCTCTGTAGTTCTCACCGCCAGGCAATGTGTATTCAAAGTGAGCCACCGCAGGGTCAGCCAATCCTTGTCTAACTAACTTGTCAGCTTCTTTTTGGTATTCTAAATACTTATTCTGATTGGCGTTTTCAACGAAGTCATCATAAGTTTCTGACCAATCATCACGCATCCTTGGGCTAGTTCCAATCTCTCGATTAGCGTATTCCCTAGCATCTCTGTCTATTAACTCTTGGATTGTTTCGTCGTTGCCACCTTCAGTCAGTACCTTCTCATTGATCTTGGGCGCTGGTTTTCTTGCCAGTTGGCCAAGGAACTGATCATGCGTCATCTTAGGCGCATTCATCAATTCTTCTAGTCCACGCTCTTTCAACTCGGTGGGTTTGACACCAGGCAATGCCATCAACTCCTTGAGGAACTCAGCACCAGTTCCTACCTTACGCTTGAGGGCCTTAGCCCCCATGTCCAAAGCTGAATAGAAGGGTCTGCCCTTGCCGACTAACTCATTCATAACGGGCGCTCCTCTATTTCTAAATGATGTGCGTGGGTGACTTGTCCACCCTTGGCTTTTGTAATGTCTGGCTCATTGACGTCGTATGTGCCACGGTTACCGATGGCTGACTTAATCTGAGTTGGTTCAAATGTATATCCAGTTGCAACTTTGCCATTGTCGTCAACAAATAAAACTGAATCATGCCCTTTGCGTTTTAAATGTTGATCATGATGCTCAGATTTAGTCCATTCCATCATTCCTTTTTGTGATGCATGAAATGTCTTTGGATTCTTGGCTTGAACATGTAAAGGCATTACTCTTCCATTCTCACCATGATTTTCAGTTAGTTCTCCGCCATAAATGTTGGCATACTCTGGGTCAGTTGAAAACCAGTTTCGACCCTTTTTAAATGCCGTAAAGTCTTTTGTAGTTCCATGAAACACCCTATCTTTAACGGCACTTGACTCAAGGAACTTAGCCTTATTTGCCTCACGCTGATGATGGGGCAACACCTCACCGCCTTTGGCAGCAAGCAAATCGTTTTCATGCTCTCTAGCAGGATCAAACGCTGCAAATCTTGAGCGAACATGTTTTGGATCAAACACAGCAATTGTTGGGTAATTATCATCAGTTGACTCACGTAATCTCATTGAGTCATAGCCTTTGCTCTTCAAATAGTTAACAACTGGTTTAGTCTCGTACATCATGTAATTGCCAGTTTTATACAGATCAATATTACTTTGTGGAATTCCATTATTTCTAAAGAACTCTTCCATCACATGCATGTCTGTTTCAGGATTAAAAGTCTTGTGTGCCTTTATTTTTAATGGATACACAGTGTTATGTAATCCCATTGGATGACCTTGAGTTCCAAATTCTTTTGCAAGATCAAATTTAGATAATGCATTTCTTCGGTCATATTCATTATGGAATTCATCGCCCTTTAATTTATCAAGGCTTTCATAATCCATGTTTTTGTATTTAATTTGCTTGTACAAAGCGTCAGCAACATCTCTTTCAGCTTTGGCTTGATCGCCTGTGCGTTCGTTGAATTTACCTTTGCCTATCCACTTATTAGCAAACTCAGGATGTGGCGTTACAAAAGACAGTTCGTCGTCATAGCCAGGGCTAAATCCGCCTTTTATGTCTTGCTTTGACCCATGATAAACATCTGTGTTCATGCCCATAGCTTTGGCTCGGTCTTGAGCCGTGTTCTTTTCATGTAACCCAAGCATCTTGATGGCGTTAAGTCTAGCCTTCTCATGAGCGTGCTCATGCTTAGTCTTACCCTTACTCAAGGCAAGGCGCATTTCGTCTAGTGTGGGTTTTTTAGCCATGGTCTGAATGAGAGTGGATAGATTGCATTATGCCTTCTATCCTGATTATGTTCAACCCTAGTGGAGTTGTTGCCACGTGGAGTTGTTGCCACCTTACTGTGCATATGGGTTGGCTCGGCTTCTGTTGTTATGCTCATCCGCATCCAAAATGTCTGAGTCATCATAAGGATCACGCCTTGGCATGTCAATGCTGATCCATCCAGCGTCTCTGAGGTATCTGAGCCCTTGGCTGATGCAGTCCACGAACTCATCATGAGCCGTCTCAGGGAACGAGCAGATCTGGCTCACCATGCCTTCAGCCCAGTCCTTTACGTATCCTTTACGGACGGATGACTCAGGCACCCACACTCGTCCTGCTTTGATGATGTTTGCCACGATGGAGAGGCGTTGTATCTTGTCGGCTCGCCCAGGGTTGTATGCAATGACTGGGATGTGCGCCCTCTGTAAGTCTTGGATCAATGAGATGCCAGCGGACTTGTCCTCCACCAGAACCACGTCTACGAGCTTCTTCTCCCTTCCTTCTCCATACGCCACCTCGAACTCCTCAAGGACTTTGGGGCGGAGATCAGGGTATTGGAGGTGTTCTTGCCAACAGTCGAGCACCATGACGCACATACCTCCATCCAGTGGCTTGAACACGCCTAGCGTGATTGATCCTGTAGGATCGTTGTATGTCTTGTCCGAGGTTGCGCAGTCATAGGATTGGATGACATACTCAAGCTTGGGAAAGGGCTTGCCATCTGGCCATAGTCTGAACCAATCCCTCTTGACGATACCATCCGCCTCTGGGTCGATCAACTCAGCATAGATCTCTTGCCGTCCGAGCTTGGTGGACTCATACTGAAGGATCTGCTTCTGGAAGTTCTCCGCCAGATTCTTGATGTTCGAGTAGGTCGATGCCCGTGTGATGGCCACGTCATCCCCCTCACGTCCGACCAAATCAAGGATCAAGTCTTTGGGCTTTGGAGTTGTGGTGCAGATCAGCTTGGTCTTCTTACCCAGTCGGAGGCCGAACTGCATCATATCCCAAGCTTCTTGGATGTACTCCCACGCTGCCAACTCATCACACCATCCACCATGGAACTGAGGGCCACGGAAGCGCTCAGGCTCGGACGCTGCGATCCCCTTGATGAAGGATCCATTCGTCAAGTGTATCTCATGCAGACTGGAGTTGTACTTCTCAATCAGCATTGGGGGGATGATGGTCATCAACCCTGAGTCACCCTCAAAGCATGTGCCCTTCAAGTCCCCTGAAGTTGGAGCCGATACTAGCCAACGGGTACCAGGCTGACTCCATGCCCACCATGCCAAGCATTCCGAGGCGGCTCTAGTCTTGCCTGCCCCACGACCAGCGAGCATCAGCCAAATACTCCACCAATCCCCTGATGGCTCAATCTGGTGCTTATGCGCCTTCTCTTTCAGCCACTGATACTGCCATAGGAATACTGTCTGATCGACTACTGATAGCTTATAGAACTCCTCCTGAGTCTTGGGGTCTAGGAGGACTTCGTCAATGACTTCGCTCATCTATGCTTGAAGTGGTTCATTCTGCCACCTCATAAGTCATCTCAAAGATGTCTGGCTTACATGGATAGTGCTCACCCTTCACGCCAGTGATGATCCAGTCGCCTGTACTGACAATGTGATGGCCTTCAAGGGTTTTGATGGCGTATTCTCCTGTTGGAATAATCCTAATCCATCCATTGATCTCCTTGGGATTACCCATGACCTCATAGACCATCGGGTGATCTCCCATCTTGAACCACTGCGTGGCTTCGATCACCACAGGCTTCTTGCGGAACTTCATTGGGATTGCCTCGAAGCCTTGATGTTCTCCAACAACTGGCCAAACACATTGATGTTGTGCTCAATGATCACTGGTGCTGTATCTGATCCAGTCAACTCAGTCCTTGCCAGTTTGGGGATGTGATACTCCACTACGCTTTGGAACAGGTCAAACGCCTTCGCTGGATTCGGTGGTATGACATACTCCCCTGTAGGATTACCATCCTCATCCAACTTAGGAACTCCATTGGCTACTTGATCAAGCCATCCAGAGAGCCTATAAGCGTTTCCATCCACAAATGAAGCTATAGCTATCCTAGCGTCTGATGTTGCCTTGTTGGGGCTTCCTGATGGTCTCCCCGCGCCCTTCCTATTAGGAGTCATACTCTCCTCCCAATATTTTTAAATTGTTTATTTCCAATTGATAACTTTAGTGTTAACGACATGATTTCAGTCCTTTCGCACGATATTTCAGTGCATAGCCTGAAGTTTATCTTATTCTGCTTCGCTTCTCAAGATTCTATGCTCTGCGAACTTCCTATAGGCTTTGAGTTGTGCGTTCTCTTCCTTGAGGCGCGAGATTTCTCCTTGCATGTGCCTCATTCGACTCATGGCTTGGTCTATCCATTCCTTAACCTCTTCAGGCATGGAATACATCTTCTCTGGTAACGTTACCACCTTCTCTTTTTTTGGAGTTGTTGCCACTGCCTTCTTGGGTGGAGTTGTTGCCACTTTTTTTGTTGCGGTTGCCATATTTAATCCTCTGTTTGTAACCAGTCTTCTACCCAATGATCGTAAAACCCCCAACAGAGAAGCCACATCCATGACAGCTTTTCGAATTGTTTTCCTGTTCGCTCGTTGTAATAACGAGATAAATACAAACATACATCCTTTGATGGTGGATTGATCATTTCTTCATACCTCGAACAAAGGCTGCGAACGATTGGCTTGTATCTCCGAAGTTCTTCAGCTTGTCAAACTCTAGCGCGACTTCTTCCAATACTGCATTCCTGAACATGTCAGGGATTACAAGCTTGGTGGTCAAAGGTACCTCCATCCTGATGGTTGCGTTCCAGTCATTGCGCCTCACCATGCGTTGGTACTCTTCCTCGAACTTTTGATCTAACTCTTCTCTTTCTTTATCGTTCATCCTTGCCTCCAAAATAGCATGTCCAATAAGATCACCACAACTGCAAAAACATACGTCAAGTATAGAGCCCATTCAGTTTTGTCTTTCATACTACTGCCTTTGTGATGGTATGCGGTTCAGGATGGCATCATGAATGCGTTGACGCTCTGCTTGGAGTATTTCCAATGTTTTGATCAGTACAGGCTCATCCGTGCCTTGCAATGCCAATTCTGCGCATGCTTGGCGCTCAATAAAGATGGCTTTCTTGGTGGTCTCCACTGCTATGTGCATGATCTCTGCCTGGGCTATTGCTATGGCATCGTCAAACTCTGCCTGAGTGAAGAACGTCTGAGCCCCTGATGTTTGTAGGAGTTGGCGAGCCAACCCACTGAGTTCTTTCTTTTCCATTATTCTGTTTCCTCCATCTGTCTCATTTTTCTTTTAATCAAATTAAAAGTTTCATCGTATGAGAAATCAACAATCTCAGAAACAAACTCTTGCAATTTTTGAGCGCTAAAAACATAGCATGATGAGCAGATTGCTAGATTGTTTCCCTCTTCGTTTTTGAACTCTAATGGAACTATCATGCCAAGGCGATGAACTTTTTCACTTAAGTCTAGTTGCTCAAGTATTCGATTAGTTGGAGATATTTGTTTTGCAAATCCCATTATTTAATCCTTGCTACTTTGGCCTTACGCATGACTGCCTCATACTCTTTCTTGGCATTATCGTCTAACTTTCTCATGGGTAGCTCTTGGTAGAACTTCCACTTCTGTTGATACTCTGGCTGCTCGCTTGGTGGTATCCATCCCATGGCCTTCCACCGAATGGCGATGTCGGTGCCCGCTGGGGTATAAACATAATCTTTATCCATTTTTATTCCTCCAACCTTTTATTTAATAATGTCCATGCTGTTGCAGCGCAGAGTGGGACTTGTCCATTTCCAATGGCTTTAAGTCTGTCCACCCTAGAGGCCACCCCATTAGCCACTCTACCCACGTTGGGTTCAGACTCCCACCAGCTTGCATTGCCAATGTCTCCGAGTTTCTGTTCAACTCCGCAGGGGATTGTCCATTGTCCTTGAACATTCTTGCTACTGGAGTTTGAAAGTGTTTCACCGCAGTTACCAAGGTAATCTGATGTGCTCCCGACTCCATCAATTCTTTGCTCATTGGACCTCTCTTCCCGTCCCATGCGTTGGGTGTAGGCCATATCGGTTGTTTCCCGTAAACAACTTGCTCCCTCAAATTCATTGACGCATAACTGCGACCTGGACGAGCTTTCTGGTTGTATTCCATAATTCTCTCTATCTTTTTGGGCTTCAGTCCCTCCAATGTGTTGGGAGTAGGCCACAATCCAGATTCTGTCTCGCTTGTGGTTTGCACCAACACTGGAAGCGGATACAACTCCATACCGACAGTCATACCCCATTTCGGAAAGGTCTCCAAGGACAACTCCAAGTCCTCGAACAGTGAGCATTGGGCTGTTTTCCACGAATGCGAATTGGGGTCGTACCTCGCCAATAATCCGTGCCATGTGTCCCCACATACTTGACCGCTTGCCTGAGATACCAGCTCCCTTGCCTGCGGAACTGATGTCCTGGCAAGGAAAGCCTCCCGATACGACTTGCACAATTCCTCGCCACGGTCTTCCGTCAAAGGTTTGTACGTCATCCCAAATCGGGAAAGGCGGAAGAATTTTGTCATTTTGTCGGGCGCACAATACGCTTGCTGGGTAGGGTTCCCACTCGACTGCACAGACGGTTCGCCATCCGAGCAGATGTCCTCCGAGAATGCCTCCACCAGCGCCTGCGAAAAGAGCCAACTCATTCATATCACCTCTTTTGTTAAAAAGTTTTGTAAAGTCTCAAGCATTATCTTAGCTTGATCCCTTGGGATAACGCAGTGGGCACCCCCACCATGCACTTGAATGGACAACCAAATGTCTTGATCAAATTGTCCAACATATACTGCACGATTTTCGTCTGCTTGAATTCTTACTGAGTCGCTCATGAATATCTCCTTATAGCCCCCGAAGGGGCATTAAATTTACTTCTTGGGGGTAACGCGGATGTCAGCACGGCCTTCTTTGCGGAAGGTGTTGAGAACTTCTTCTGTGATACCGTATGCAACACAGAGAGCTTGATAGTCAACTGTACCCTTGACTTCGAAGAGAGCAACGTTGACTGAGTGCAACTCGCCTTTGTGTGTGCCTACATCGTACTTGTTGGCGATGGAAGCTTTTAATTCTTTGACTTTGTCAGCCAATGCTTTGGCTTGTTGGTCGAGCACGTAGAGTGCATCGATGTCAGATGATAAAGACTCTACTGTTGCGAGAGCTTGGATAGTTGCTTGTGTTTCTGTAATCATGATAATTTCCTTTTTGGTTAAACCTGAATTTGTTTCAGTTCTTGTAGTCTAACAAAATATTAGATATTCTGTCTAGGGGAAACCCTTATTTTTGTAAAATAATTGAAAATATTTTAGTTTGTTGCTTTTTTGCTTAAAGTGGAGTTGTTGCCACTCAACTGTTATGAATCAACTCCACTACCCTCTTGACAGTCACGTTTAATGCGTCAATCTCATCCATCTTGGCTATAGCCCAAGCCCTTTTCTCCCCGTGCCAACCCATCTTGCTCCCTTGATGGCAACTCTTACAGAGTGCTATGACCGTGTACTGCCTATGCTGTTTGACGTGGTGGGCGTCGCTTGGCCCCTCTTGATCACACACTGAGCAAGGGAGGAGCTTCACGAGCCCCACGTAGGCTTTTTCTTTTGCAGTCAGTTGATTGTTCACATTGTTGCCCTATCTGTATTGCGATTACTGGCCTCCAAAGAGCGCCAGACGTCTACCCTTGCCTGTGCTGCTACTAAGCCCCACCTGAGTCCCTCCGCCTTCTCTACAGCCACGCTAAGCCCTTTGATTAGCTCAATGTACTCGACGTCTGCGTAGGCTTCCATTTCGGCCGCGGCAACTGACTTGCACCCATTCTCCATAGCAGTCTTCATCAGCATGGCCTTCTTACTCTTCCTGAATTCTTCCAAGTAAGTTAATTCTCCCTTGGCCTCAGCGTATTTCATGCCGTGGGTGTAAATGTGCGTGACCGCGTCGTTGATGTCTTTCTCTTTCATGTCTGTCTCCTGTACCATTCAGCCAATAAAAGCGCCTCAGCGCGTCCGTTATCCTTCTGCCTATGCAAGGGTGCCAGTGGCCACAGTTCTCGCGCCATAGCCATGCTATCGGCCTTGTTGGAGGTCAATCCCATGTCCTTCTTCCATTGCTGTGGTGTGACCATGTGAACCACCTTTGAGAACCGTTCAATGATGGTGATCGCAGAACCAAACGCCATACCAAATTTGAATGTGGAACTGACTCCTTGCTTGGGCATGGCGTGGACGGCTTCTAAGATGAACTCTACGTCTTGGCGTTCGATGGCTTGTTTCATCTCGGCAATGATGTCACGACTCAACAAGTGGTCACCGTTATGGATCATGTCTCCACACGACCAATAGTCACCGTGGTGGTCGATCATTCCCCATGCGCCTGAGAAGCCAGGGTCAACTCCACAGTAAATCATTTAGTTCCTTTAAGTTTAAATTGTGGGCACCGTTGGAGAATGAATCTCAACTGTTGTGTTGGCTTACCCTTCTTGTCAAGAATGGCGTGGCATAAACCATTTTTGTAGTGTTCACATTCGTAACAGAGACGACGATCATCATAGCCATCACGATCACGCATCATCATTGAATACGCCAAGTCTTCAGCTTCAGTCGCATCAAGACCATCAATAATGAATGTTGCCAATCTTGTTTGAAATCGTTTATCTTCTTTGTCAGTCATGTGTTGCGCTCCTTCAGCTTAATTTCAATTCTTTTGTAGATTTGCCACGGCAAAAACTGATCAGGAGTTATGGCAAAGCATTCTTTGATTTCATCTTCTGTCAGTCCTACCCATTCACTCTCTCCAGATTGATACTGACACCCTTTCTTTTTGGTGTAACCGCAGTCACCCCCACAGCTTGGGCATGGCTTCATTGGTTACGCTCCTTCAGCTTGGCTTCTACTTTTTCAATTAACAATGCGTAGCAAGATTCTGGAACATATTTATCGTAAAGTTCATTAAATTCATCATCCGTCAGTCCTACCCATGTGCGAGTTTGTACGGTTGACATAGCCCAATCAAGCCATTCTTTTGCGTCCATTTCGTAATAGCCAACAGGCCCAACAGATGCCAACTTCTCGCCAAACCTGATTGCGGCTTTGTGCCACTGTTCATTTTGGTA